AATCACTTGATTATCAAAGGCAACAAACATTCAATTTCAAAATTATGTCAAATTCTAAAACTCTTTTTCAACAGTGCGTCAATCTATGTGACGACTATCTAGGTTTCGAGTGGACTCAGGGGGTTAGAACCTCTATCTTCGATTCTTACAGACGTGAGAACACTCTAGACTCTAGTCTTTCAATCTACCACTACGGTGGAGACCGCTTTGAGGTCAAAACAATGTCCTATGACGACTCAAAAGGTTGCATCATAGGCACTGAGTTTCATCTCGGTTCTTTTGATAACATTTTTGACGCACAAGATTGTGCCGAAGATTATCTAAAAGACTTGGCAATGTCCCAAGTTTAATAACATTTAATTACACACATTCGGAGTTTTATTATGCAACTTTCTTCTAAAAATGGTCACATGGTTAGTGACTACTATCCTGTAAAAACATGGGATAATGTTAAACATCCTGATAGAGTTCTCAGAATTCTTACATTCATGGGTCAAACTATGTCAAAAAGAATAATGACAACTCAGCAATATGTCAATGAAGTGTATGACAAGATTCATACATTTAAGTATGTTGATAATAACATTGACCACTCAAATTGCCATCAGTTTGTATCATCTACGGAGGTTACTTACAATGTATAGTAGTGACGCTTTCGGAAGAATCTTCTGGGTTGATGAAGATTTAGAATTCAAATCTTGCCCACTAAATGTTGATGGCACAGGTGATTTTGACACTTGGGATTATGTATCAGAGTGGACAGATTGGGAGGGAGTAGATATGTCTTTACTCTTCCAAATTCATAAGACTTGTTTACATCTAAAACAAGATTATGCAAATTCAGTATCATTAATTGGAGTTTAATTATTATGTCAAGTTTACATCACGAAGCACTATTAGAAGACTGTTTTGAAACAGCGTGGGATGATTTCAGAGTTAGTAATAAACTAACAGACCACGAATTAAACGAGTTATGCACATTTAGCAAGGGTACATTAGATGCCATAAATGCAACAGCATTTAAGATATTTGAAGACCTATGTGAATAGATCTATCAACAATATGTCAGGGTTGTGGTTATCCACGCCCCGATTTTTTTGCCTCTAAATAACATTATGTCCGAAGTAATCATCACTCCTGATTATCAACAATTACACCCTAATCCTCCCATGCCAGTATATCGTGACTATGAAATTACTATTAATTTGAATGAATTAGTAGAACATACTATCCCTCTATGTGATATTAGACATCCTGACCATTGTTTAACATCAGAGCAGATAGATGAACTCGCTCATTGTTTGCGAGGAGAGTTAGATTTCACTCCTATTTTTAATCAAGCATATGCTATTATTAAGGAGTATGTTACTAAGAGTGGCACAGATTTGCCGAGTGAAAGTAACAACAACCTCGACAATATGGTACACTATAAGTAATGCACCCTATCCTAATTCCTTGGAATACATTAACAACGGGATGGGATAGTTATGTCCACCAATTTAACACAAACGACACTATGACTTACCTTGATTTGTTAACAGAATTACAATCATTTTCAGATGATATGTTACAACAAGATGCCCTATGTTGGGATGAAGATTGTGTAGCAGTTGTGCCAGTAAGAAGATTTTGTAGGTTAAAAGATGACCCAGAAAATAACATTCATGGGGAGATATCTGGAGACCTTCGTTATTACATACACATCTAATCATGCAGTATAAAGTATATGATTCAGACGACAAATTACATGGTACGTTTGAAACAGTTAGTGACCTAGAATTGTATATGGATGGTGTTAGAAACTCTAGGGGAGATAGATATAAAGATCTCCCACGTTTTTCATGCTTTGATTATATAAAATCAATTGGATGGTTTTGGGACGTTGTTGATAATCACTGAGGCAAATTACATGCGTTTCAATGAGTTTAAAAAGGGGCAAATCGTTAAATGGAAAGATGAAATAGGAGAGGTTAATTTCATCGATAAAATGTATATAACTATAACACTTAGAAGGTGGAAGAAACCCCCAGAATTAGCAGAACATTCTTGTTATCCTTATGGAGAAGTTAACCTCTTATGTAATAACAAATACTGGGATGAATTGGAGTTACAAAATAATACGGAAGAACAACAATCTTCATCCGCAATGTATAAATCACAAGAGGGAAGATACATAGACCCATAATGACAAATAACAAGAACGATTACCCTCACTACAATGTTACTTACGGAGAACAGATTAACTATGTGTTTATAACACTTAAGGAGTTAATCATCATACAGTGGGAATACATTAGAGAAAACAGATTATGGGTCACTAAATGATACTTTTCCACAGTAAATCGTGTTTTTGTGGAAAACAATTAAATGGTTAAATAAACTAGGTTAAGTGTTAATTACCTGTGGAAAACCTGTGGAGAAAATGTAGTCTTAGCACGTTAATTACCGACTGTCAAGTAATATCGAAGAACTCACACATTCTTGACAGATTATAACAAATTATGGTATAATATACCTTGTAGAGGTAACACAAACCCATGTAAGATCTTGCCCACTAAGTAACACATAAGGTGTGACAGTCCACAAAGTGTCACAGAGGTTGTTGTAAGTCACCTCTGATGGATTATAATAAGAGAGTAACAAACAAAGGATTAATCCTAAATGAAACTAACACCTATCGCTGCTAATCAGAACGAAGTTACTATCAACGACGGAACACAAATCTTCTTCAGTTATAGAACACCAGTAGCAGCATATTTACCCTCTGAGGGTTATGTTAGAACCTCTAAGTTTTGGTCAGTTACTACATCTCGCCACATAAATAAGTGGTTGAAAAATGTTACAAACGTAACAGAGATTGACCAGTCAGTTCTTGACAATCTAGCAGCATAATGTTAGAATGGGAGTGTTAAACAGCACTCCCTTTTTAATGCTTATGTAACACTCAGGACAGTTAATTAGCGTACTAAATGTAAAGAACTCCGCCCAAAACACAGTGGTGATGGGGGTTCTCGGTCTTTGATGCGGCCCTTATATTAAAAAAGCAAACTACCCTAACCTACAAAGGTTCCCAAACGCAAGTGATATATACAAAATTACAAAAAAATTTCCCAGTATAAAAAATGCCCCCAGAGTTTTTTCAAGATTACCAAGATGATCGGACATGGTGTTTAGAGAAACTAATCACTAAAGAGAACCACTTAGAAGTTCGCATGTACGCTTGTGCTGATTATGCGATAGAGAAAGGTATCACTAAGGATGTAGAGGCACTATATACCTTGTGGGAAGATTGGAAGATAAGACATCCTGCCACAGATACCCAGATTAATCGCTTATGAAATATGTCCAAGAGATTCACATTAAATATACAGGAAGATGACTATGGAGATCCTATCATCTACATTCCAGAGGAGGTATACTCCGAATTAAATTGGGAAGTTGGTGAAGTGCTAAATTATAGTATAGATGAAAACACTCTTAAATTATTAAAAGATGACTGAAGAACAACTACCTAAAGTAGCTACTGATGCCCCTTCACCATTTTCAGCTGAAAATCCTACAGAACTTGATAAACAAGATAATGAGGAATATCTAGCAGCAATGGAATTGGCGAAGAAGGATATGGCAGAGCCATATGAAAGAAAACTAACAGATGAAGACCTACCTCCAGATATTGATAAGATACAGAAGGGTGGTATAGGTACTGCTATGGAGTTGGATAAGAGAGACCAAATTGATGATTTCTTAGATGACCTTATGAAAGGAGATGCAAGAGTAGACATACCTATTCCTAATTCTGCAGATGGTGATGAAATAGACTGGGAATGGATTAAGTACTGTTTTGAGGATAACCAAGAAGCACACGTTGCACTTAATCAGTGTGTTGAGGTACTTCATAAACGTTTAGAAGGTATGGAGAAGTATCTTGGTGAAATGGAAAGACCTGAAAGGATAATGCAAGAGTTTATGATTAGTCCTGAAGGTAGATCTAAGTTTATGACCTTACAAGAGAATTTTGATGCTCTTCATACTAAAATGGAATCATTTGAGGCAAGACTTGATGGTGTAATCCATTCAAGGGTGATTAGTATGGAACAGCAATTCTCAGGTTTAAGTTTCCTTATAGGAGCACTTAACAAGAGGGTTGATAAACTAGAAGGTAAGACCGATGGGGTGCAGCCCACAGAATGATTGTAGTTCTACTTCATGTGAAAGGTTTGAGCCTGGAACAGGAGAAGGAGTTACTCTTGTAGAATTTAAAGAATATCCAAGCAATCCGATAAGGGGAGGAGCGTATAATATCCCTGGAAGGGATGGTAGTACGATAATGTACCCATCAATCGGATTAAGTGGTAGTAGTGTTGCGAATTGTGGGAAATATACTAAGTCAGCATGTGGAGAGACATTATATTTTGATTATTATCCAGATGGTCTATCATATGACCACGGTTTCTCAGATACATGGTTCTCATATCTCTATGATACTTCAAACGATGCAGGTGTAGTAGGTACTCCTTGCTACCATATAGAGACTGAGACCGTTACAAATACTCAGACAGGTGCAAGTTCATCTACAGACACTTGCTACCCTTGTGGGGCGTTTTCATGCACTCCTGCGACAACCACAATTAGATACGATGTACCTGGTGCTGCTGAATGTGGGTGTGCCGACCCCGACTGCCCTCATCCTACTCTATTTTCAATAGGAAGTCTTAGTAAGAAGGTTGTATTCAGTTACAACTCGCTTTCAACCACGTTACCTAATGGAGTTTCTGATTTTGAGGTCTCTGACGACGGAACCACATGGACTGACGTATGGAATGAGAACACTGTAGTCGGTACAGAGTACATTTCTAGTGATAATCCTTATATGGCAGGGGATGAATTCTTTGATGACTTTAAAATCTTTACCCTAAATTCGGGAGCGTCCACAAATTTCAGTGTAAAGGCAAGAATTAAGGCAGTATATGACGATAGCGGGTCAACTACAACATTTTCAGGTACTTCGTGGACTATTTCAGAGATCTTATCACCAGGAGTAAACTATACTGCTGGTCAAACGTTTACTTTAGAGTATACACATACGCATCCTAATAATAGTACCTCCGTACTAAATTTAAATTTAAGAGTAAAGACAGTACAAGCGTACCAAGCTACGGAAGGGCAAGAAGGGTTCGATGTTTTACGTGCTGGAGACACTATTAACGGACATACAGTTAAGAGAGTATTTCACACCGATTTAGACAATTTTCCTTACCATATTGCCTATATTGATGGAAATGGGAGCGATTTTGTTAAAGAAACGCAGTATACTAGCTCAAGATCGCACGTTATTACGGTAAAAGCTGGTTTTAGAGTCCCAGATAGGGCAATTTTAGTCGGATTTTACGAATTTTTGGATAAATCCGTCCAATATGTACCTGCAGACGTAGATCAGAACGCTCCAGACACTTATAATTTACTTATTCCCCCTGTTATCGATGTTACTATCACAAATGGTATTTTGACTGGTGTTACACTTGTAGATGGAGGATCTGGATGGAACCAATACGGTAGAGAACCAGATCTTATAGTACCTCCACCCTATGCTGTTAATGGTCAACAGGCAGAAGTTAAGGCAGCATGGACTAATGGAGTGCTTACAGGTGTTAAAGTTAGTCGTGGAGGGTCTGGTTATACTCAAACACCTCTACCAAGGATATTTGTACAGAACATTTATAAGGAAGAAATTGAGAGAATACAAAATGCAGCGTATAGAGATACGGATGTTAGTGATTTTCAGAACATTCTTAACTCAATACCTGGTGGAACGGACGCAGAAATGTTAAGTAAGGTAGCAGATTGTTGGTTAAGGCATCCTAGAGAGCAGGCTGAGGTCAATTTTGCACCAAGAATTGCATTAAAACAAGATCCAGACTTAAATAGAGTACAAAAAGTACCTCAATATCACTATAAAAGTACTACTATGGAGGAATTTAACGCAAAATTCGCAGTTAACTACTCATTAGTGCATGTAGGTGACATATATCCAGCTTGGTTTGGTGATGTATTGGTGCATGAAAAGGATCGTAATAGAGAAATGCGGTTACAAGACATAGAAGATATAACACAAGCGTCAGTTCCTGGGTATGCTGTTAACCGTGAGCGTATGGTTACTACGGTTCAAGGTCGTTTTAGCGGTTTACCGCATGCTTCTACCTATACTAAATACCATATGCGTCAATATAGAGCTGATGCAACCAAGAAAGTAGACATTAATGTCACATTAACATGTACACCCGTTGATAGTGGGTGTGAACATATAGGATGTAGTCCTCCTAATACAGGTAATGTCAATAGTAGTAGCGGAAATACTGTTACAACATATACTATGTCACCGCTTCTTGGACCTGGATGTAAAACATGGAATGCTGTAGGAACACTACCTATGTACAATTCATTGACTAAATCCGCTAATGTATGGAGTGACGCAATTACGGAATACGGAAATCCATTCAATATTGGAGAATATCTACCATGACTACACAATCTGTCGCAACATATAATGGAAGTTGTACTGGACACGGTACTTCTTTACCTTCAATACACCATCCTGGATTTGGTGGCGGTACTCTTTCTAATTGTCCACACTCACCTTTGGATGCTAATATAGTCCCAAAGACTGTTGATGAGATGGATCCTACTACTTGGTGGCCACCAGAAAGACAATTACCAGATTCATCTACCCAGGTGACAAATGTGGTAATTAATGGTAAAATACCAATACTAGATGGAGATGAGTTAATCCCTCATTCTACACCTACAATACATACTACCAAGTCTGCAAATGAGGATTGCACTAATACTGAGCAAACTCCAGCATATCATTGCGTAGTAGGTACTGCAGCTGGTCGTGAACCCTCTACGGGGCATAAACGTAAGGCATTTGCTTCGTCAAAGTCCGTTAGAATTAACGGTAAATACGTGGCAAGAATAGGTGACCCATTAGGTAACGGGACTACTGAATATCCCTGTAAATCAGTAATTGCAGGCAGTAGTGCAAATGTATACATTGGAATTTAATTATGGCAAAATCATCGGGAGCATGGAACGATAGTGGTAACTATGTTCCAGCAAGACCCAAAAAGACTCGTCAAGGAAGATCTCAGAACACTGTAATAAGTGCATCTTCTCGTAATAAGAAGGGTAAAAGATATAGAGGGCAAGGACGTTAAATGGAACAGCATCATTATGAAGATAATGCACATAAGATACCTACAGATTGGGAAGGTGTTACTGCGATAATACCTAATGTAGGAGGATGGTTAGAAGTTGAGTTACAACCTCAACAACTTGACCATATTTGGAAATGTATTGAACAGAAAGGACAAGTTCATAACAACACCTTAGTAGGTCATATAAACAACAGCTATAAACTGAAAGATATTGATGATATCTTTTGGAAGAATACTTTATCACCATTATGTGATAAGTATGGCGATACTTATGATAATTTGGGTCGTCATATACCTGTTGAGGGGAAATTTCCGTATTATTTGAATAATTGGTGGGTAAATTACCAAAAACAACATGAATTCAATCCAATACACAATCATTCTGGTATTTACAGTTTCGTTATTTGGTTAAAAATACCTACGGATTCAAAAGTGCAGAATGATCTCCATATTGGTCAGAATAGAAATGGTAATGTAGTATCAGACTTTGAATTTTCCTTTACGGATATGTTAGGTAAACTTCAAGGATATGTTTATAAAATGGATCAAAAAAGAGAAGGAACTATGCTATTCTTCCCTTCTGGTTTAAAACATGGAGTATATCCGTTTTATAATTGCGATGAAGATAGAATTACCGTATCTGGAAATATATTTCTTGATACTAAAACGGATTTTTATGAGACTCCTCCCATTTTAGGAAGTATTAGTCATAGAGAGCCTGAACTTGAAGAATATAGAACAACAGATCTAAATCGTATTGTTGATTTTAATGGTGAACAACAAAGACAATTTAAACGAGATATACATGGAAAAGTACCTTCAGGTAGAGATATATCCCAATGTATAACATATGCACATGAGGTTGAGATTAAAGGTAGGGAACCAAAGGAAGTTACACCTATAGTTTCATCATTTCAACCAAAAATGAAGTATAGTTCAAGGGGATTTGCTCATACTGATGAAATACAGATTAAACAACCAGATTTTGATAAGTACTTCTCACCTGATGAGAATCGTAGAGGAAAAACCGTATTAGGAGGAGGAAAGGAAGAAGTGCCAAAAAATTATGATTTTATACTCGATGAATGGGAATATCCATTTTGGGCAAGAGATAATAAAGGAATGAAGGAGTGGATTGATAAACAACCACCATTTGAATTTACACCACAAGCGTGTAAAGCTCATATGACTGGTTGGGATGCCCACGTTAAATGTCCAGAAGTGGAGAAGTTGTGGAATTGGATGCGTTTAGTTCTATTTCCTGAAAATTATATGTCTGCAGTTAATGGTTTATATCCAGTTAATGCAGAGATCTGGGGTGTTAGATATGATAAAGGTACAAAAATTGATTGGCATAATCATAGAACTTCCACACGTTCCTTTGCATACTACATTAAATGCCCAGAAGGTAGTCCACCACTTATGTTTAAAGACAATGATTCGGTAATTGAACCAGCAGAGGGTAAATTGATTCTATTTGATGGCAGAATGAGTCATAGAGTACCAGAATCACCTATTGATGGTAGATACGTTCTTTCAGGCAATTTATTTTTTGAATAATTATGACAACACTACAAGAAGGTCCATTTTCCTTACAATTGAAGATGGGAACAAAGAAAGCTCACACTATGGCAGAGAATACCACCTTTGTCAAGCAATTCCTTAAAGGAGTTGTTAATGAGAGTAACTATAGTCAATTAATTGCCAATTTTTACTTTGTATATCATGCTATGGAGTCTGAAATGGAAAGACTTAAGGATGATCCTTATGTTGGACCTATCAGATTAAATGGTTTAGCAAGACATGATGCATTAGCAGAAGACTGTGAGTATTTTTGGGGTACTATGTGGAGAGAAAAGATATATCCTACTGAAGCAACTCAGCAGTATGTAAATCGTATTAAAGAGGTAGCACATGAGAATCCAAAACTATTAATAGCACATCATTACACAAGATACATGGGAGATCTGTCTGGTGGTGTTATTCTTGGTGGTATTGCTAAAAATGCTTTAGGTTTAAAGGATAAAGGATTGGCATTCTACGAGTTCCCTGATATTCTTGATAAAAAGATGTTTAAGGATTCATATAGAAGTGTTCTTGATAATATGATTGATGTTGACCAAGGAGATGTTAATGCTATAGTAGTAGAAGCAAATTATGCATTTCGCTTGAATATGTACATGTTTGAAGAAATACAAGGTGAAGCAAGTGTTTCATTTAGAAAATTAGTTCTTAGTGCTCTTAAAGGGTTTGTTGAAGAAATGACATTCTCTAAGAGGTTTCGTTAATGTCTGATGTGAATCCAGCTTATGTGAGTGATAGGTTTATCATCAATAATGATGATGTAATTCAAAATTTATACCCAACACCCATCTATTCCGCTAAGGTGGGTAATTTTGATGCAATTCAACATGAAATGTTCAGTGCTTTGAAAAAGACTGAATTTGAAATGAATCCTTGTTGGTCTAGTCATTATTTGTCTGATATATGGTTTAAATTGAATGTAGTCAAAGATAATGAAATGAATGTGTTTGTTGAAGAATTATCAAAGCATATCGTAAACTATTGTCAATATTTAAATTATAACGGAAATTGTCAAATTGCAGAATCTTGGTTCTCGTTATTTAAGAAAGGTAATTATGGGCATATACACCATCATGGGAATACAGATATATCGGGTGTTTATTATATTAAGACCAATGGAGAAGATGGAAATCTCTTTTTTGAAACTCCAAATCAACATTTAGGTACATCTAAGGTATTTTCTAGTTTAACCCCTCGTCATGAGTATAAACCTGAAGAAGGGAACATAATGCTATTTCCTGGATGGTTGATGCATGGTATTCAGACTAATACTACTGATAATGAAAGAATAAGTCTATCATTCAATATCAAATTTTAGACGATAAATAATAAAGGATATCTCCTAATATTATGTCTGTAGCTAATAGACCCGTTGATATGAGTGATGAGTTTAAAAAGAATGGTTGGGAATACTGTAAATATTTAATTACAGACCCCAGAAGTGATAAATTGATGAAAAGAGATATTAATAATAAGTCACCTAAAGATAATGGCACTGAAACCGATTAGTAGTAAAGATCTGGCACAGTCTAGGTCATTTAAAGATATTGGTATGTCTTTTGGCAAAAATCCATTTACTGACGATGTATCTGCCGTCAAAGATGATAATGCCATAAAACAGTCTATCAGAAACTTGGTAATGACATCACCTGGTGAGAAATTATTTCAACCTACTATAGGTTGCCAAGTATATGCTATGTTATTTGAACCTCTAGATGCGTTTAGTGTAGACGCAATTAAGAGTGAGATAATAAATACCATTAATCAACATGAAAGTAGAGTACAACTGAGAGAAGTTAATGCTGTTCCTTTTTCGGGGAATAATAAACTAGCAGTAACTATAACATATCAAATTGTAGGTATACCTATTGTTGAAGAAGTCAAATTTGTTTTACAAAGAGCTGGATAATGCAACCGAATAATCTGACAGCATTAGATTTTGAGGATATTAAATCATCTATCAAAACCTATCTGAGAACTAGAAATGAGTTTTCAGATTATGATTTTGAGGGGTCAGGATTATCCTATCTTATTGATACTTTAGCGTATAACACTTATTATAGTGCATTTAATGCTAATATGTCAATGAATGAGGCATTTCTTCCTTCTGCGACATTAAGAGATAATATTGTTAATATAGCAAAACTTTTGAATTATGTACCAAGGTCAATTACATGTTCTAAGGCATGTTTACATTTAGAGGTACAAACTTCACAAACAAATGGTGCATATCCTAGTAGTTTAACGCTTTCTAAGGGGCCTGTAGCAAGTGGGGGTAACTTTATATGGAATGTCCTTTCTGACACTACTGTAGAGGTTAATACGACCACTGGTGTTGCAATATTTGACAATCTAATGATTCGTGAAGGTTCTATTGTAGATTTTTCATATACTGTAAGTAGTTTTGAGAGTCAAAATTACATAGTTCCTGCTGAAGATGCAGATATAGACACTTTAACAGTTACTGTTAAACCAAACGAAGCATCTACCACATCAGATTTGTACAATTTAGTTGATACAGTTACTAATTTGACTGCTACAACTAGGGTTTACTTTATTGCTGAAGGAGAAGATCAAAGATACGAAATAAGGTTTGGTGATGACAGTGTTGGTAGAAAACTTAAAGACGGTGAAATAATTAATTTAGAGTACTTAGTTACTTCTGGTTCAGAAGCAAATGAAGTTCAGAAATTTACATTTATTGGAGATCTACAAGATAGTCTTGGAATTAAACCTCCAAATGGCGATGTTACTCTATCTACAAAAGAAAAGTCACAACAGGGGTCTGCTTCTGAGACTGTAGAGTCTATCAAGTATATGGCTCCTAGATATTACTCTTCTCAATATAGAGCAGTTACAGCACAGGATTATGCCGTAATAACTAAGAAAATATATTCTAATGCAGATTCCGTTATTGCTTATGGTGGTGACTCATTAAATCCACCAATTTACGGTAAGGTTTATATTGCAATTAAGACTAAAACAGGTTCATCTCTGAATGATGCTACTAAGAAGACTATTGCTTCAGATCTTAGAAGTTATGCAATGGCATCTATTGACCCTGTAGTTATTGACCCAGATCAACTTTATGTCTATCCTAAAGTATTTGCTTTATATGACACTGGAGTAACTAACAATACTTCTGAAATTAAGACTAATATACAGAATTCTGTTAATGATTGGGCAACCCAAACTCAAATCAATAACTTTAACTCAACATTTAGGAATCAACAGTTCCAAAAAGCAATTACCTTATCTAATAAGGCAATTAGTGATGTTTCTGTACAAACATCGCTTTTGAAGTATATTAAACCTCAAACAAATCAAACTAATACTTATTGCATATCAACAGGTTCATCCTTATATGATAGTGCTCCAAGTAACGTTGATAGTGATACTACTGGTTGTAAGAAAGAACCAGTAATACTATCTGGTAATTTTAGAACAGCAGATAGACCTGGTGTTGATCAACAGTTTGAAGATGATGGTTTTGGTAAGTTGAGAACCTTCTATAATACTGGAAATAAGAAGGTATATACCAATACTTCCGCAGGTTCTATAAATTATGAAACTGGTGATATTTGCATAGGACCAATTAATATAGTAGGAGCTGGAGATAATATTCCAGCAACTACCAATTTAAATCTTTCTGATGCTGTTACTGGCACAGGTAGTGTGATTGACACATCTTTATTACCAACAGATCTTCAATTACCAACTCTGTTTATACCTTCTAACAGTTCTACTATTCCAGCATCAACTCCTGGAACAATAATCAACGTCATTAATCCTGAAGTCACAGTAGCTCCAGTTGGTACAACACCACCTCCTACTGTACCTCTAAATAGTTTGACACCAAAGGTGTTTAACCAAGCACCAACTCTAGTTGAAGTTGCTTCAATTAATAATACAGGTTCTCTCACTTCTAGTTGTTTCTAACTTAGATGGCAAATATCAATAAAGTCTCCCAGTCAGTTAAGTCACTGACTCCAGCGTTCGTTGAGGATGAATATCCTCTCTTTAATAAATTCATTGAATATTATTATAGATCGCAGGAGAAAACTGGACTAGGGCAAAATATTTTAAACAATTTCTTACAATATCTGGATATTGATAAACTGGATATAGGAATACTTGATGGTGCAACGAAGATAGTAGAACCTCTTGGAGTAGATAATGATACAGTAGTTGTAGAGAGTGTAGACCCATTTTTAGAGAACGATGGATCTATTCTTATTGGTGATGAAGTAATTTACTATGAATCTGTAAGTCATGCTCCTAATATTGCTTTAAGTCCAGGTATTTCATACGAACAGGTTAAATTAAAGTGGTTGGGTCTTGCAAGTCCATTGGCATTGTTTGATGGAACTACTCAAAAATTCCCTTTAACTTCTCAGAATAATCCCGTAGCTCCACCTTCTGCACAACATTTGATTGTACAGTCTTATGGTGAGGTTTTAATTCCTAATATAGATTATACTGTAGAAGGTACTGATATAATCTTCACAACTGCTCCTAGACAAAAACTTGATGCTGATGGGGCAGATTTAACTTTCATTACATATTTGAGTGGTTTTGTTGAGAGTAATATTGTTGCAATTGATAATTTATCTAATAGTTTTGGTGAAGGTAAGCGTCAATTTACTATAACAAGAAATGGTGTTTCATACGAACCTGTTATAGATGAGTATGTTTTAGCGATTTATGATAATGAACTTCTTATTCCAAAAGTAGACTTCTTTATTGATGGGAATCAGTTTATATTTAAAGAAGCACCTTTAAATGGTAGATTTTTATCATTATACTCTGTTGAAGCACCAATCCCCTCTTTTGGTGCAGGTGCTATTGGATATGCACGTATAGATGATGCTGGTACTTTAACTGGCATTTCTACAAATACTAATGGTAGTAACTATAGGTTTGAATATCCACCAAAAGTTTCTATTAAGTCTGAAAGTGGTTCTGGTGCTGCTGCAACAGCATTAGTTAATGGTATTAAGAGTGTTTCTCTTCTTGATGGAGGATATGGATATAGTGATACAAACCCACCTCTAGTAGATGTTCAAGCACCTACAAAACCAGGTTCTACAACAGCAAGTATTAGAGCAACTGTTACAAATGGTGCTGTTAGTGGACTAGAAGTACTTAATTCAGGTAGTGGATATACATTCACACCTAGACTTAGCTTTAGGCAACCTGGAGGCGGTAAAATTGCCCCTCCAACGATATCTAACGGTTCTGTTCATGGTGGTATAACTGTACTTAATGGTGGTATTGGTTATACAACTGTACCTGACATTTATATTGATGAACCTACTGAAGAAGATGGTATTAGAGCATCATTAAGAGCAGTATTAACAGATGGAAGAATTACTTCTGTTCAGGTATTAAATGCTGGTCAAGGATATACAGGAACTCCTAGAGTTGCTGTTGTAGATCCAACAGGAGCACAAATTCTTCAAACAAAGGTTGATGGTGACGGAAGAGTAACAGATATTGAACTTTTAAATGGTGGTAGTGGATATCAAGATGTTCCATCAGTTTATATTGTTGATGAAAGAGTAGATCAACTTGGTAATTATGCTGGTGGTAGTGGAGCTACTGCTGTTGCATCAATTTTCAATGGTCAGATTATTGATATTAATATAACCAATTTTGGTTCTGGATATAGTGCAACTGAACCTCCAACTATCTTTATTCAAGAACCACCTTCCTCAGAAGCATCTGCTACAGTTGGACTTAATGAAGTTACTGGATTTACAGTAAATCAAAATGGTACTGGATATAGTAAAGCAAAATTTGAAGGATGTGCTAGAGCAGCAAGTGGTATTAAAGAATATTCTGAAGATGGTAATGCAATATTCTCTGATGTTACAGTAGCAGCTACAGCAGTTACAAATACTCCTGTTAAATGTTTGGATGCGTTATTTATCAAGAGATTGCTTGATAAGTATACAGAACAGTTTTTACCTGATGTACCTTCTCTAGATTACTCTCAAATTGACGTTAGAACAGCAATTAAGACTATTAAGGACTTTTATGCTTCTAAAGGTACTTCTTATAGTATTGCTTATCTCTTTAAGTTATTATATGGTGAAACTGTAAGCATTTCATATCCAAAAGACCAAATAATTAAGCCTTCTGATGCTACTTGGTCTATTGATACAATTCTTCGGGCAACGTTGGTTAGTGGTGATTCTAATAATATAAAAGATGCTTTATTAATACAAGATAGAGATATAGCAGATGATAATGTTCAAGCAGCAAGTGCTCTTGTAGAAAACTTTATTTCTATTAAAACTTCAGAACTAACAATATATGAATTGGTTCTTTCTGAAGAAACTATTAATGGTACGTTTACAGTTCCATATAAGACTAAACTTGCAGAGCCTTTGAATTTTACTGATGGTATTATCACAGTTGACTCTACTATCGGTTGGCCAGAAAGAAACGGTGAATTTTTAATTGGTACTGGAGCTGATGCAGAACTTGTACAGTATAAGGAGAAATCACTTAACCAGTTTATCGAATGTACTCGTTCAGTTAATAATATAGTTGAAGATTGGGATTCTGCTACTGAAGTAACATCAAACTTTAGAGTTTACCTTAATAAGGGAACTCCTCAAGAAGTTGTAATGAATATTGTTGGTATTGTTGATGCTCAACAAACTACATTGACAGATACAGGTTCTTATTACTTACCTGGAGATAAATTAACGGTTTCTAAGCTTGGTGGTACTGGTGTTGGTCCAGATCTTACTACTTGGTTGTATAACGTCAAAAAGTTGATTGATGTTGACACTGTAACTTATGGTGGTGTTAATAATCAGTCTGCTACTATAACTTGTACTAATCCTCATGGTTTATTGGTTGGAGATCAGGTTACCATTTATGGTGCTAACCCAATCATCTATAACGGAACGTTCTTAGTAACTTCTAGGGATAGTGATCTTATTTTCCAATACAATTTACCTCAACCTGCTACTGTTATACCACAGGGTAATATTTTAGTATCTGTTGACCTTAATAAAGGTAAATCTATTAACTCTGCTGTTAATAATGCAGTTAGTCCTTATACCACTAACATACAAAACTCATTCTTTAATGATGATTACGTTTATGTTGCTTCTACAGGTATTCCTAACTATGAGATAGGTCCATTCCCTGGTTCTGCTCTACTTCCAGGTAACCAACGTAAATTAAATAGATTCCCTAAAGTACCTACTACTATTTCGACTAAGAATGATATTTCTTCAGGTCCGATAGGTACTTGGGTTAATGGTGTATCAATTTGGTCTTATAAGTCAACCGAAGCAAAAACCTTTGGTGCTGTAACTGATGTTAGCATTACTAATTCTGGATCTGGATATGATGCTGCATCTCCTCCTGCTATTACTATGACAGGTGGTGGTGGAGAAGGTGCAACTGCGAGTGTTGTAGTTAACGGTTCTCTTAATGAGATTACTGTAACTAATGGTGGTTCTGGATATACTTCATCTCCATTGGTATCAATCGTTGGTGGAGGCGGTTCTGGTGCTGCTGCAACTGCTATTATCACTAAAGGGTCAGTTTCACGTATTCTAATTAACCAAGGTGGTTCTGGATACGTTTCACAACCACTTATTACTATTGTTGGTGGTGGTGGAACTGGTGCTGCTGGTACTGCATCTGTTCGTGGACCTATTCAGTCTATTGGTATTACTAATGGTGGTGTTGAGTATACTTCAAGTCCAACAGTAACACTAAGTTCTGGTAAAGGTGCTGTTGCACAAGCAATTGTTAATGATGGTAGAATTATATCTATTGCTATCATTTCTGCTGGATCTGGATATACTACTGCACCTGAAGTAACCGTTCAAGGTGAAGGATTTGGTGCTGTTGCTCGTGCTACTATTGATACTGATGGTGAAAATGCTGGTAGGGTTACTAATATTGAGATTATTAACAAAGGTATTAACTACGTTCAGGGTACAACGATTATCAATCTAACTTCTGTTGGTCAGAATGCAACATTCACTGCAAATGTATTCCAATGGAATTATAACCTTCAAGCAACTTCACAGTTTGATACTGCTAAAGGTTCTGTATTTACTGGTTACAATAATGAGTATGGTGGTGAGTATGCTCACCTATCCAATCCTCAAAGGATGAGATATATTCTTGGAGATAACCTTTATGAAGAAATTGGCACAGGAAATATTCTCGAACAAGAAGAGCAGTTAACTCACTCTCCAATTATAGGTTGGGCTTTTGATGGTAACCCAATTTATGGTCCTTATGGATATAATGATCCTACTGACCAGAGTTCTGCTATCGTAAGACTTAGAACTTCTTACAAATTAAGGGATGAATTGGTTTATGATGATACTACTAATCCAACTCCAAATAGAACTGCTGGTCCATTATTAACAGAGGAACCTGCTGGTAATTTTGTAGAAGACTATGAGTATAGTTTTGGATTAGGTGACTTAGACCAGTATAATGGTCGTTTTTGTAAGACTCCTGATTTCCCTGATGGTGCTTATGCTTATTTCGTTACTATTGATGCTACTGATTTAGGTAGTCCACTTTTCCCATATGTTATAGGACCAAGTTTCAACTCAGTTGTTGATTCTTGGAACCTTAGTTCAAATGCAATTCAGCAGAATATACCAACTGGAGTTGTACGTTACAGAGACCCTTATGAGAATGTTGATATTGATGTTGAAAGAACACCTAATGCTTCTACTGCTGCTTTAACAACTGAAGATGGTGAGATCTTGTTGTTTGAAGTGGAAGATGAGAATAGAGATGGAATTATAGGTCCAGAAGAGACTGCTGACCCTGATCAAATGTTTGAGGAGTCACCTTTACAGTTATTTGATTACTTCCCTAAAGTTAAATTTGACTCTAAAGTTGATATTGAAGTTGAAACAACAACTAAATTTGAAGATGCTTCTGTTACTGGATTTACTGTTGAGAACACAGGTAAGAACTATCAGGTAGATGATAGATTAATATTTGATAATACCGATACTGATGGAGCTGGTGTATCTGCTCGTATTTCAAAAATTAAGGGTGAATCAGTTGCTTCATATGAGTTTGAGAATATTAGTGGTTCTAATTACGGTGTTTTACAGACAGCAGATCCTCATAATCTAGTTGCTGGTGATGTTGTTTACATAGATTATACTCCTATAATGCAGAATACAAACAAAACGTTTGTAGTTCGTCAATATAAAGGTATAGAAGAGATTGTTATTGACCAAAGAGGTTCTGGATACAATACAGATATTCCACCAACTATTACAATTGATGGTGATGGTACTTCTGGAAAATTAGAAGCAGTTGTATCAACTGTTGGTGCTATTGATCAAGTTAATATTTTAAATTCTGGTTCTGGATATACATCCAATCCTCGTGTTATATTATCTCATCCACAGGTCTTTAAGAAAGCAGATTATTATATTTCTAAACTCGAAAATCAGAATTATGTTAAAATTAATGATACTCACGTTAGTGATAATAAGGAGATCTTTATTTGTGGTAAAACAAAGGATGCTGTTGGAAATACAGTAGGTTTTGTTGCTAAATTATCTGCTACAGGTGTTAAAGAGTGGGAAAATACTTTAGAAAGTACTGATGGACAATACTATACAGAGTTCCAAAAACTTTTTGTAGATGGTCTTGATGTTTGGGTAGTTGGTAATAATAAGCCAAATTCCAATTTACTTGATGCATATAATCCAGATGTTATACTTGCTAAGTATACTCAGGCAGAAAATGGATTAAGTGCTGGATTACAATTCCAGAAAGGATATGCTGGTATCTCTGGTGCTACTCGTGCTGACCATGTATCCGCAATTCAAAAATGGAGTGATACTCGTTTCATTATTGGTGGTTATACTAATACAAATTCCAGTAACCCATATGATGCATTTTTAGCATCTATTGATAGTACTGGTAATTTTGCTATTAAGAGAAAGCTTGTATCTACTAGTAAATCTGAAAAGATTGTAGATATGAAGGTTATAACAACCACTGAGGGAGCTACAGAATTATACTTCCTAATGGAAGTGGCGTTAAATCAAGCTACTACCGATGTTAATCTTGCATTTGGTAAAGCAACTTTAACTACAAGTGCAATTAATATAGACTTTATTAAAGAGTACAGTACATCTGTATATTCATTAGTTGATGGTAGTCTTGTCTTTGATGAATTTAATGAGTGCTATATTTCTGCTTCATTAAGATTTAAGTCTGATCCTACACAGAAAGATAGTTTCTGGGTTTGTAAAGTTAGTAGAACTGGTAGTATAATTTGGAATTATCGTTATGTTGCTCCTGGTAGAGATATCACTATGGCAGATAGGAGTTCTATCGATATATTTGGAGATTTAAATGTTGCATTTAGTAGAGACAATAGTACAACTGGTGTTAAAACTGTAGATTCAGTTAAGATTGGATATAATGGTATTATTAAGAATCATACAACTAATGAATTTAATCAAAACCGTATTGAAGGTATAACTGTTCATTCAGTTAATACTGATAATTCTGGTGATATTTACCTTTCTGGTCAAACTCAATGGAATAGAAATGAGTTTATCTTCGATTTTGCTGCTAATGAGCAAACAGATCTAACTGGCAACTATACTTTAACTTCAGTTGGAGCAAGTAGTGCTATAACTTATGATGATAATATGGCTAAGATCTACGGTTATCAACCAGCTGGGTCTAGTTCTACATGGGAAAATTCATATCTTAAGGTTGCTGGAGCTGATTTAGGAACAACATTAGCAAATGATTGGACTTTAGAGTTCTTTATATACAAATCTGGTTCACAATCTCAGACTTTATCACAAAATGTCCAAACTATAATGGGTATCGGTGGTGCTAGAGATGCTACTGGTGGACTATGGTTAGGATATGATAATTCCTCTGGTGAGTTGCAGATGGTTATTACCAATCAAACAACTCAGTTAATTAATGGTTCGGGACAATCATCCACACAAACAACAATGTATGCTGACAATAGTTGGCAAACCATTGCTGTAAGGAAAGAAGGTAATGTATTTAAAGCATTTGTTAATGGTATAGAAGTAATAAGTGGTACATTATCAAATACTTCATTTGCTACTAAAGATCTGTACTTTGGTAACCAAATTGGTTTTGGTACTGGTGCTACAGATTTCAGTCAAAATTATCAAGGTCAGTTCTTTATTGATAATATTAGATTAAGAAATAGAGCAGTTCCTGTTACTGTACCTTCTGATATTTCAAGTTTACCTCCTGTTGCATCATTTGCATTGGGATTTGCTTGGACAGACACTGCTTGGTTCACTAATAATTTAACTAAGTACGATTATATTGACTATAATGCATGGAATTTAAAAGTAGATAAGAATGCTGATGCTACTAGATTGGGTGATAAAGGTGTACAAACTAATACTCAATTAGGATTTGTCAGAACTGCTGTAACTCCTGTTATTGGATCTTCAATGACAATAGGTGAAGCTGATTTTGCATTGGGTGATGCAGGTCTACAAACTTTAGACTTTGATGATGCTACTATAACAATGACTCCTGGTACGGAGACATTGACATATACCAATGATATTTGGAGTTCTAGAACAGCAACTGTTCCTTCTCCAGGTTCTCAAAAATTACAAGTATCTGCTGTAGTTAAGGATAGGTATTTCTTTAAGGTTACTAATACAGTTAAAATTGATAATATTCAAGAGTTAACTATAAATCAACCGTTTATATTTACTACTGGTTCTAAGTTAAGACTTAATAATCTTTCTAGTGGTACATTTATTAATAGTGGATATATCATAAAATCTGATATACCTAACAGAAAAATTTATGTTGCTGTTCAAAATAATCCTTGGAGTAATGATTTAAACACTGGTATCTTAGTTAGTGAGCAATTTAATGAGCAAGATACTTATGGAATAGTTGGTCCTGTTCCAAATGATGTTAATGAAATGAAGGCATATACCTTCGCACAGGTTGATAATACAACTCCTGGAACATTTGACATTGACATGTCCACTTATGATGCTCCTGCTGATATTGGTGGAACTAATAACTTAAATGACTTTGCTAGATTTAAACCGTTTAATGTAGGTGACTATTCAGTTAGAATTGATGAAATTGGTGGTAGTTCATCGTTCATTGTTGGATCTGTAGTTTCACTTACATCTGATGATATATCTTTCAATGCTGATTACAATACAACTCAGATAACAAATTTAACAGGTGTTACTAAGATTACATTGATTTCTAATCTAGAGAGAATACTTCAAATAACTGCTGTTAATAATAGTGATGAGGTCTATGTAATCACAGGAACAAGTCATTACTTATCTGAAGGTGAAATTGTTTATGTTGATGGTAACCCATCACAGAATTTTGGCGGTCTTGTTTATGATGAGTATGATGGTGCATTTGCTGTTGATACTGTTGTAAGTCCACTTGAATTTACTTACAAATTACCACAAACTGCTGTAACTGCTCCTGCAACTAATGCTTCTAGTGTTGGTATATTTGTTAAGTCTCCAACTCTTAAGATGTACTATGGACACCAATATATCTTTGATTTGGGTCACTCTACACTTGTTGGTGGTAACTTATCATTTGCTAAGGATAACCTTTATAAGTTGGAGTATTCATTCAACTCTATTGAAAGAATTGGAACTCCTGGTTTAACTGGTCAAGGACAACCAAATCCATCAGTTAAGTTAAAAGTTGATAATAATATAGTTACTAATATCTCTTATTATTTCGATCCTTCTAGAACTGGTGATGATTCTCCTGTAATTTCTGACAGTTATCTTGATGTAACAGACTCACCTTATACTGGTACATTTACAATTAGCAGTACTTCTGGTCAAACAATTACTCGTGGTGCTGATGTATTTAAATTCCCATTATTAAATGAGCCAGAAGGTATTGGTGATATTTCAAGAACATCATATACTACAAGTTCATTAAAGGCAGTTGGTTCTATTGGTGATATTCGTATTATTAATCCAGGTGGTTTCTATACCAAGTTACCTATTGTTACTGGTATCGCATCTACAAGAAAGATTGAAAGAGTTCAAATTGTTGAACCAGGAACTGAATATGCTGTAGGAACATATAATGGTGTACCTATTGCTGGTGATGGTGAAGGTGGATTTGTTCAAATTACTGTTGCTGATGGACAGGATGATGAAGGTATAACCATTCCAGGTCAGATTCAAGAAGTTCTCGTCACATCTCCAGGTAAAGGATATACTACTGCTACAATTGACGTTGAAGGTGTTTCTGGTATTCTTGGTGCTGGTTTAACTGGATCTGGTGCAGATTTATCAGTTGTTATTCCACCTTTCGGTACTGAAGCATCTATCTTTACTAAGGGTGATAAAGTTGGTAAGATTAAGAAACTTAAGAACAATAACTTTGGTTATGATTATCCTCATGACTATACTTTACGTCCTGAAATTACATTCCCACTTAATGCTCAGTTAACTTCTACAAGTATTCTTGAGAGTATTACTGTTACGAATCCAGGTTCTGGATATTCATTAGCACCAACTGTAATAATTCAAGGTGGTGGTGGATCTGGAGCAACTGCTGAAGCAACTATTAAGAATGGTAGATTGGATATTATTGAAGTTAAAGACCCAGGTGCTGGATATTCTTCTACTCCTACTGTAAGTCTTAGGTCTTCATTCAACTATGTTGTAAACCTTGACTTAGGTTTATTACAGTTTGCTTATCCACATGGTATTACTAATGGTGCTGAAATTAGTGTTGCTGTAACAGATACTGGAGATGGTGCTGATTACCCTCTATCTGCTGGTGCAACAGGTCGTCTTAATCCAAATACCACTTACTATGCGATTTCTGGTAGTGCAAATTCTCTAGAAGATGATCAGTTAAAGATTGCTATTACTCCTCAAAACGCAGAATTAGGTGATGCACTATCATTTGTTAACGCTGGTGAAGGTCGTCAGAGTATCTTAACTGAATCATTCGGTGGTCAAGCTACTGCTAACGTTATCACTTCTACCTTCCTTGAAGGTGAACTTGTTTATCAAGGTGATTCTTTAGAGACAGCAACAGCACAAGGATATGTTTCAACTAACTCTGGTTGGCAGATTGGACCTAGAATTCTTAAGATTGTTGATTATACTGGTGTGTTTGCAGAAAATCAACAAATAACTGGTGTTATTTCTAAGTCTTCTGGTACTATTAGTGACCTTAAGTTTGCTCGTGGTGTTCTAGATATTGGTTCTATCACTAAAACTACTGGTCAATTCATCGATGATGTTGGTAAACCATCTGAAATTATTCAGAAGATCCAAGACTCTTACTACTATCAGGACTTCTCTTATGCTGTTAAGTCTGCTGTTTCTATCAGTGAGTGGAAAGAGATTCTAATTAGGAACGTTCACCCTGCATCATTTAAGGTGTTTGGTGAGTTGAACTTGAATGAATATGGTCAAATTCCAAATAAAGAGACATTCTTTGAACTTACTAAATCTGTTGAACTTGCTCAAGAAGCAATTGTTCCAAATATTCAAAACTTTGCTCTTGTAGATCCAATTTACACTGAGTTTAATAATACAGAAGTACTATTCAGACAGAAGAGATTGACATCTTCTGAGAACATTCTAACTTCTGTTGTACAGAGAGTTGATGATATATCAAGCCAGTTTGATGGTATTAAGACTTCATTCCCATTAACAGTTAATGGTGGTACTGTTGTTGCTAACGCAAATCAGTTAATGGTTGTCTTGAATGGTGTTGTACAGAACCCAGAGACAGCATTTACAATTCAACAGGATTCTATAGTATTCACTGAACCACCAAGACCACCAGCAAGTGTTAAATATGCTTCTGTTACCATTGATCCTATTCAGGGATATGAAATGATATTCAATAATCCTAGTGGAATTTATCCTGGTCTTGGTAATGAGATTAAGGGTAGTTCTTCTGATGCTAGATTTACTGTATTGAAAGTAGTTGGTACTGTAGTTACTGGTTATATAACTGATGGTAGTTTTGTACTTGGTGAATTATGTAACGTTATAGCAACAGGATTTGCTGGAAACTTAGCATCTATAACTCCAGTTGGAAGTATTGGACTATTTACTTTTAATGAAAATATTACAAACTTAGAAGGTAATACTGCAAAGGTTGAATCAGTTAACTTAGAAACTGGACAAGAGATGCCTATTGCTAAATTAAGGTATTCTATTGGTCCTTCTACAACTGTATTTGAAGTTATTGATCCAACATCAGAAACTCCACAACCAGTACCTATAGGAACATTTGATGCTAATGTTAATTATCAAGTAGGATCTGAAATCTTTACTCTTATAAGCACTGTAGATAATGCAGAATCCACATCACTTACAGTTGTAAGAAATGTTCTTGGTACAACTGCAGCGAATCAGCAAGATAATACTCCACTTTATAGTACTAAAATTGAGGTTACTGATAAGTTAACTTTAAGTAAGACTGCAGGTACATATACATCAACACCTGGATTATTTGATATTCAGTTGAATGATGTTATCTATGGAGCACAGTCTGGTGTTATAGCACGAATTACTTCGACATCTGCTTATCAAGATCCTATAACTAATGAGTTTATTGGACAGGTAGATATTTCTCCTGGTTCTTCATTCTTTGGATTACTATTCAACAGAATTACATCTCAAACTTATCCAAATGTTGTCTTAGATGACATTGCAGCATCTGCAGTAAGTATTGTTGATGCTACTGATAATTTAACTCCGTATAATGGTAACTTCCCATCTAACGAACAGATTAATAATTATATTGTTCCATTTAATAATCTAACAGGAACATTACAACTCAATGAAAATATTCGCAATTATAAGATTGAATATGGTAATAATACTAATGAATTTGTAACTGGTGAAACTGGTAAAGTTAGAAAGATGTCCTTCTATGATAAAGAAGGAACTGGATTCTTTAGTTCTGGTCAAGTTATAAGATCTAGAGATACTAAGGCTGAAGTTATTGGATATAACCAAGCACGTAATACAGTATATCTTGGTAAGATTGGTAGAACTAAGTCTAATGGTGAAGACTATTTTGATTTTACTTTTGCTGGTAGTGCTCAGATTGATACTGCACAGAAAAAGTATGGTGCTGGTTCATTACAATTAACTGCTGGAACAACAGATTATATCTGGTGTCAAACAACTTCTGAAATTGCTTTTGGTACTGGTGACTTTACTTTTGAATTCTATATACGTCCTGATTCTTCTTCATTAAGTGGAACTATCGATGTTTTTGATACAAGAGTTTCAAGTGCTAATGAAGTTGCATTGAGAGTATATATCGAAAGTGGTCAACTTCGTTGGAATGTTAATAATGCAGATCTTGTAACTTCTGTTGGAACATCTCTAACTGCTGATACATGGGCTCATGTTGCTTATACCAGAACAGGTACATCTGGTAAGTTGTATATTGATGGTGTTGAGGTTGGTACAGGAACTGATAATTCAAATTATGTTGCTAAACCACTCTTTATTGGTGTTGGTTATGCATTTGGAACTGGATTTATCGGTCATATTGATGAAGTAAGAATATCCAATACTATTAGATATGCATCTGCATTTACACCTTTAGCTGGAATATTCCAAGGTGATAGTGCTACTAAGATGTTACTTCACTTTGATGGTAAAGATGGTCAGCAATGGGTACAAGATTGGTCTGGTTCTGAGTCATTCACAAAGGGAGAATATTTCAATAACGATGCTATAATTTCTACCGTTCGTTATGTTGGTAATCATACATTTGTAGCTGGTACTTCAAATGCTGCTCTTACATTTAATGATGGAACTATAAAGGATGTTACTGATGCAACTTATAATGGTGAGACTGGTGTTTTAGTATTGACTATTGGATCTCATAGTTATACAACATCTAATACTGTAACTATTGGTACTGATAAGTTACCATTCACTTGTGATAAGGATAATCATGCAACTGAGCATAGATATCCAAGACCAACTGACCCTGCACATGGAGTAGCATTAACAATTGATTCAGTAACTGGTACTACAATTACAGTTAATGTTGGTAGAGCAGTTTCTAGAGGTTTTGTTGGAAATACCAACAGGTATTACAATGCTGCTACGTTGATTGAATCCAACTTAGAATTCATTGCTCAAGAGTCAGTATATCTACTAGAACAGAAATTCCCAGATTTCACTGTAATTAATGGTAGTGTAAATTGCCAAGATGATGTTAAAGATATTTGTAAGTCTATTGCACACGATTTACGTAATGGTAGTAATGAGAAGATTTGGCTTGCTGCATCATATTATGTTGATAGAGAAGATATAAACAACGTTAAATTACTTAACGTTGAAAATGAGATTGTAGAAACTGTTTGGACTTACGGTAAATTAAATCAAATTTTAAGATATGTCATAACCAATGATGCTTGGGATGTTCAGGGTAATCATGGACAAAAGCAAAAATTTGATACTAGTATTACAGAATCTAGTGGTAATGCTGCAACTAAATTTACACCTTCAGGAGCAGAATATAATGCTGCAACTGGTGAATTAAAGATATTAAAATCATCACATGGTTTGTTTAGTGAAACAACATTATCAATCAATGGTGGTGGATATAACCCCGTTACTGGTATGCTTACATGTACAACTGCCAGTGCTCATAATCTTACAGCAGGTTCCAAACTTCAAATTGAAGATGAGTCTCTAACATTTACTTGTACTATGGATCAGAATAGGTCTGAGCATAAGTATCCAAGAGCTTCTGATCATGCAAGTCAAGGTTGGTTAGATGTTGTTGTTGTTGACTCAACAACTTTCCAAGTTGATGTTGGTAAAACACCTGACGTAATATTCAATCCTACTGCTGCAACATACAGTGGTTCAACAGGTCTTCTTAAGATGACTATTGGTGAGCATAGATTGAGAGCTGGTACAAATATTAAGGTTGCTACAGGTAGTCTTCCATTCAGATGTACTATGGATGGACTACAGGATGTTAAGAAGTATCCAAGAGAAAATGATTTCATCTATCAGGATAGTGTACCTATTCTATATGAAGGAACTACTCATACTGCAAATTCTGCATCATATACACCTGATTCAGGTTTATTAACAATCACGGTGTTTGGTCATGGATTTGCTCATGGTGATAAAGTTCGTATTGCTGATGAATCACTTACATTTGAGTGCTTGTTGGACAACAACATAACTCAGCATAGATATCCACGTTCTACAGATCCATCTAGCGGTAGATTACATAAGATTGTTAATGTAACTACTAATACATTTGATGTAAATGTTGGTGTATCTCCTGACCTTTCATTACATACATTTAAGTCTGCAGATCCTAATGGTATTATTCATAAGGATAATACAATTACTTTAGATGTTGGTAAGACACATAATATTGCATATGATGTTTCTAGTGCAAATTATACTGCTGTAACTGGTGCATTAGTAATTACCACTTCTGCTCCTGGTTCTCCTGGATTAGGTGGAAATATGAATTTAATGGTTGGTGATAGCATTAGACTTAGAGATGGAGCATTCCTCTTCTCATGTAATATGGACGGTCAAGCAACCGACCACGCATATCCAAGATTAACTGACCCTGCTCGTGGTACTGCTGTTGACGTTATTGATATTTCCGAAGTTGATAAGACTGCAACTGGAGCAACATATAATCCATTAACAGGTATGATGACCGTTACTATCGGTTCATTATTAAATTCACCAAGTACTAGAAATTGTACTGGTGCTGCTTATGACCCTGCTACTGGAATGTTAACCATTACATCATCTGCTCATCAGGTATACAATGGTAACCTTGTTAGACTTAATGATGGTGCATTTATATTCCGTTGTGGATTAGATGATGAGACAACAGACCATTTCTACCCACGTTCAGGTGACCCTGCAAGAGATGAATGGTTACCTGCACAGAATAGAACTGAAAATACATTTGACTTGTTTATTGGTAAGTCTCAAGACCTTAGTGGTCATACATGTGTTGGTGTAACTGCTAACCCTTGCATGAAAGTTGCTGGTGAGATGGTTAGATTTGAAGAAGGTGCTATTACCTTTAGTTGCACTAAAGATGGTAATGCTACAAACCATGCATATCCTCGTAAGACTGACCCAGTGTTTAGAAGAGGATGGAGTGTTGTAGAAGCTTCAACTAACACTACATTTGATGTATTTGTTGGTAGAACAGTATTTGGTGCTTATACACATACATACGTTTCTGGAACAACTAACGGTGTTAAGGTTCATAATAATGCCTTTACTGTTAATGTTGGTAAGAGTAAGTTCTCAGCATACACACCTTCTGCTGCTACCTATGTACCTGAGACAGGTATTATGGACTTGACTGTTGGTAATCATTGGATTAAGGATTCTACCACTCATACAGCAATTGATGTAAATTATATTGCATCAACTGGTGTAATGACACTTACAATTCCTAATCATGGATTCATGATAGGAGATAAGATTAAGGTTGCTGATAATGCAATATCATTAACATGTTCATTAGACCAACACGGTAGTGAGCATACTTATCCAAGATCTACTGACCCTAAGTCTGGGGAGTGGATGCTAATTTCTAACGTTACTGATAATACATTTGATGTTAACGTAGGAACTTCACCACAGTTAGACTTTGATGTTTCTAATGCTACTTACGATCCTGTATCTGGAAACTTAGTACTTACCATTGGTACACATAGTCTTTCAGTTGGAACTAGTATAAGATTAAAAGATAATTCAATTACATTTGTTTGTGATTATGGTGGAGATGGATTCTCTACTCAGAAGTCATATCCAAGATCATATGGTGCTAATACAAGTGATAATCAAGACTATGCATACAATACTGCATTGAATATTATTGCTAAGGATGCAACAACTATTACGGTAAACGTTAATGAATCACCAGATACCGCAATTAGTCATGCTGGTACTCATAACTATCATTCATCTTTATCAGGTGCTGTAATTACTGGTGGTGATTACACTCATAACTTCGTAAGTTGTGTTCAAAATGGTATTACAAGAGCTGGTGATTCTGTATACATCGAGCAAGATTCATTAACATTCCGTTGCGATCTTGATGGTCAGACAACAGATAAGACATATCCTCGTGCATCTGGTTCTAATGCTCCTGGTGGTGCTGACTATGCATACAATACTGCAACTTATGTTCAGGAAGTTAAGACTACATCTCATACTCCAACTGATGCAGATTATAATCCAGCCACAGGTATCATGACCATAACTATGGATGGTCATGGATTAACTGCTCCAACTACAAAGACTGCAGAAAGTGGTACAACATTTAATCCAGCAACAGGTGAACTATTCGTAGTATCTGCTAATCATGGATTTGTAACTGGTGACATGGTTAAGATTGCTGATAACTCTTTAGTCTTTACTTGTGCTGAAGATGGTAATTCTACCAACCATTCATATCCAAGATCTAGTGATTTTGCTAGTGGAAGATTCTTCCCAATTCTTCGCACAAGTGCTAATGATTTCACCATGACTGTTGGTAATGCATTTGGTGACCAACCTATTTCTAATAATACAACTCACGTATGGGTATCAGCAGTTGCTAATGGATTGGTTAAAGCAAATGATAAGGTTAGATTAGATGAGAATGCAGTAACATTCACTTGTGCTAAAGACGGTAATGCTACAAACCATTCATATCCAAGACGTACAGACCCATCTTACTTTGAGTGGTTACCATTAGATAATGTTCAGACAAATACATTTGATGTCTTTATTGGTAAGTCTAGTGATACATCAACACACACCTTTGTATCCTTTGTTGCAAACAGCATGCAGAGACCAACTGGTGTAATTACAGTTGATGTTGGTATATCTTCAAATACTTCAACTCATGTATTCCAGTCTGCTAGTGCAGATGCTATCAAGTGTGGTGGACAATACACTCACGTTTGGAAGGGTGGATTAACAGTAGATAAAGCATTTACTATTGGCGGTGACTATACACACGAATTTGTAGCTGGTGGAGAGAAATTCACAGTAACTGCTGCTGCATTTACTCCTGGAACTGGTTCAATGACCGTGACTGTTCCTAATCATGGATTTGACAATGGAGATATGGTTAAATTTGACGATGGTTCAATAACATTCCGTTGTTTACAAGATAACTATCAGACTGATCATACATATCCACGTTCTTCTGACCCAGCTAGCGGTACATATTTGCAAGTATCTAGTGTTACTAAAGATACCTTTGTTGTTAATGTCGGTACTTCTTCTAATACTACTACTCACCAATTCCAATCTGCTGTAACAAATGGATTAACACGTGCTGTAATTAGAACTGGTGGTGCTTATACACATACTCTTACAGGTGCTAAGGGTGGATGCTTTAAGAAGAAAGGTAGAGCAATTGCTATTGATGATCATGGATTAACCATGACATGTGAATATGATGATAGGGGTTCAAATCATAAGTATCCACGTACTACAGATCCTTCATCTAAGCAAGTATTACCAATTACTAAGTTTGATACAAACTCATTTACTGTTAATGTTGGTCCTACTTCATTCAATAAAAATTACAAACCATATAATCCTACTACTGCAACATACACACCATCAACAGGTTCATTACAAATAAATCTTCTTGCTCATGATATTACAACTGATGACTTTGTAATTATTGAAGATGAGTCTCTTAAATTTACATGTACAATGGACAATAATCAGTCCATTAAATCTTATCCTAGACCTGGACATGATGTTCGTGCTGCTGGTAAAGAATTACCAGTTCTTTCTACAGATGCTACTTCAATAACAGTTAATGTAGGAATAGCTGGAACTAACCAGACATTTACACCATCTGCTGCTACTTACGATGCATCAACAGGTGATATGACCTTAACAATTGGTCAACATGGAATACGTAAAGGTTCTAATATTGTTATACAGAACAATACTTTACAATTTACTTGTGATATGGATGGCAATACTGCCACTAAGACATATCCACGTGCAACAGATCCTTATGGTTCTGAAAAATCAATTCCTGTAACTGACGTATATTACAATTCAGGCACTGCTTCTAATGCAGTATTCACTCCTGCAACTGGATTGATGGTAATTACATTGACTAATCATGGACTTAGCAATGGAGATTACATTCAACTTGTTGATGAGTCATTAACATTTAAATGTAATCTAGATGGATATACAACAGAACATAAGTATCCAAGACCAAGTGATCCTGTAAGTGGAAGATGGTTAGCTATCTCAAATAAGACTAATGATACATTTGAAGTTAATGTAGGAATATCTTCAGATACTTCTACTCATGCCTTTACTGCAGCTGCAACAAATGGTGTTAGAGCACAGAATGGTATGATTAAAGTTAATGTTGGTAAGTCTCCTATTAAGGGTTACAATCCTTCATTGGCAGCTGGTTCTACTACAGCATATGATCCTAATACTGGAATGTTGACTATTGATATTGGTGCTCATGAACTTGAGGTTGGTGATGGTATTAAGATTGCTAAACAATCATTTGGATTCATTTGTGCTCAAGATGGTGGTAATACTATTCACTACTATCCTCGTACAAGTGATTGGGGTTATAATAAATCTCATCCTATTACTGCTAAAACTTCAACTTCTATCACTGTTAACATATCTAATGGTGCTATTAGTAATACCACAGAACATGCTTTCTATACAGTATATGATAAGTTCACACCAACTGGAATAACATATAGTGGTTGGACAGGAATAATGACTGTTACAACTAATATTGTTCATAATATGGATGCAGGTGAGTATATTAAGTTTGATGATAATTCATTAACATTTACATGTACTAAGGATGGTAATGCTACTGAGCACAGATACCCAAGAGCAACTGACCCTGCAAGTGGTAAGTGGTTGAAGGTTCTATCTACAGGATTGACATCATATACCTTCCAAGTACAAGTTTTAGATATAACACCTTCTACTAACGTTACTACACATACATTTGTATCTGGTAAGTCTTATGCAACTAATTGTATTAAGAGAGCCGCAGTTATAACTGGTGGTGATTATGCACATACATTTACAGGTAATGCAAGTAGTAATAACGTTATATACAGTCCAGATTCCACACACACATTCTCAAGTGCTGACCCTGGTGCAGTTAAGAAACTCTTAACTAAGCATTCATTTGTTTCTGCAGAAAATAATTGTGTTACTGTTATGGATTATAGTGTAGGTGATTGTGTAGATGTTCAAGCAACTGTAGAAAATTTAATTGATATAGTTACTGATACTTTAGAAGGTGCTAATAATCCATCACCTATAGATCATCTTGGTTCTGTATCGAGACTATCCTCAGATCCAGATAATGAATTCCTTGGTGGTCGTGTATACGCATTCTTAGAAGAATCATTCCCAGTTTCATTACATAATTCTACTGATGATATCATCTATGCAAATCAAATTGGTGGTGATGGTAAGTATAGATTCCAAGATGCTGCTGATTTAGTTGAAGCAAATGCTGGTCCTATTGTAGATAAAGCATCTCATGATATGTTGACTTTATATCCAGATCTTGTTCTGGATATGCCTAGAAATGCTGATGGTAGTGGTAATGGTACTCTACAATGTAAGACTGACTTAGCATTAATTCTTACCGAATTTATTAAAGACCTTAGACAAGGTGGTAACTTTAATACAGTTAACGTTGCTAGAAGATATCTTGGTGCTAATGATGTAATCTTACACATTCGCTTACAGTTATTCCAATCTGCATATGCACATTTACGTCTTGCACATTACATGAAGCAAGCGATAACTGGTAATTTAACTTATGATAATACTGATAAAATTATAGTTGGTGATTGGGGTATTACACAATCAACAGCAACTCAATTTACAGCAACAGGAGCAACTTATGATCCTGCAACTGGTATTCTTGTTGCAACTATTGGAACTCATAGTCTTGAAGTTGGAGACTATGTTAATGTCGTAGATGGTTCTCTAGTATTCAGTTGTGCTGGTGGTACAGGAACTCATACATTTGTAAGTGGTGTTACGAATGCTATTACTGCAGATTCTGGTGGACCATTTACTGCAGCAACAGGAACAACATACGATCCTTCAAATGGTAATTTAACATTAGAAATTGGGTCACATAGTTTGACTACAAGTAATACAATTAGTATTGCTGATAATGGATTGACATTTACTTGTGATGCCGATAATCATTCTTCTAACCATACATATCCACGTCCTACTGACCCTGCATCTGTTAATACATCGGGTCTTAATAATGGTGTCTTAGCAATTTCTGGTGTAACTGGTACAACAATTACAGTTAATGTAACCGCAGTTTCTACATCTCAGGCTTCATATCCAAGATCTACTGACCCTGCGTCTAATAGTAACTTAGAAATCATTGCTGCTGATGCAACAACAATTACATTTAATGTTGGTAGTACAACAAATGTTCAAGCACATACATTTGTATCTGCTGCTGCTAATGGAATAGTATCTCCTGGTGATTGTGCTAATGTTAAGGAAGCAATAGACAATTTAGTTGCAACTGCTAATGATATTATTGCTCCTACAAATAGTGACTTTGCAATATCTGCTGATAGATTATACTTCAATAGAAAGTCAATTGCCGATGAAATAACAACATTAGTAACCAATGAATTCCAATTCCAATTGGTAGAAGGTGGTCCTGTTTACAATGCTTTCCTATATCCAGAACCAGGTGGCGTTCAAACATGTCAACGTGACCTAGCTCTTATTATGTTGGGTATTATTTCTGACTTACAAACAGGTGGAAATAATAGCACTATTGCTGCAATGGAAAATTATCTATCCACTGCAATGCAAATTAACTATATCGAAGATGAGTTATTAGCAACAACATATGCTATTGAGCAGATGAAGTGGTTAGGTGAGCATGCAATTCTTAATAGATTGTACACTAAAGATTCTAATGAAACTCCTCCAAATTATAACTTTAACTATACTACTATAGAAGCATATAGAGATGCATTAACACCAACTGACATGAGTCCAGTTGTTACTAGGTTCAAGGAATTGGTTGATATTGCTCTTAATATACTTGCTCCTGGTAAGTTGGCAATGAGAGGTGCTGCTAAGAACTTACTCTACAACCAGAGTTACTATAAAGAAGAGATTACAACTCTTGTAACACAGCAGTTCGGTGCTTCTGTTTGGCAGTATGATGATTGGCTCAATACCATTGTTACTAACCTAGTACATGATTTAGTTACAACTGATATTACTGATACAACAGTAGCACATAATATTGAAATTGAAAATGTTACTGGTGCTTTTGAAGTTGGTGAGATGATATTCAGTCAAAGAGCTGGTGGTGGTTCTGCTGTAGTTCTTGAATATAAGAGTGAAGGTAGTTTCTTAGTTGTTGGAAAATGGTATGGTGCTCCTTGGGAAGGAAATGACAGACTTGAAGGAACACGTTCTGGTGTTGTAGCAAATGTTAAGATAGGTGGAGTTGGTTATCCATATACTTGGTTTAACAAACCAGCAAATGTTAGAACTATCGCTTTTGCTAAGAATATTCAATCTAATATTCAAGGTCAGGTATCTGCACCTAACTTATTCACAAATCCAGAATCAATTAGAACTGATTGGCTTCCTGGTTTCATTGTTATTAGTGATGATTTCGCACAAGCACCAGATGGTACACAAACTGCAGAAAAACTAATTGCTTTCACAAGTAATGGTTTCCACTTTACTAGCAGAAATTATAGTTTAACATCCTTTGATACATGGGATGATGGATCTATTAAGTTTGATGATACAAACAATACATTTGACGAAGGTGGAGCAGCTACTGATGATGATAATCAACAATACACATTCTCAGTATTCTTTAAAGGAGATGAATTTAATAAAGTTAGATTCGGTCTTGTTATGGATGCTGGTACAGTTGGTCAGCAAGATGTATTCTTTGACTTAGATCTTGCTACAGGAACTGCTGGAACATTATTCCAACCTCAAGGTGGTATAAGTGGTGATGCATATGGTTCAGTACCTTATGGTAATGGATGGTATAGAGCATATATTACAACAACCATATCCTTTGGATTTAGTGAATTACGTGCTCAATTCTTAATGTATGATACTACTAATTCTCTATCATACACGGGTGATGGTGCAAGTGGTATGTTTATGTGGGGTGCTAAATTATCTGTTGGTACTATTGACCCATATACTTCTCAACTTGGTGAAATATTCTACGCAGATACTGAGTATAATGTTAAGACTTATGCTTTAGATGCTTTAGAAACTTATGCAAGTCAAGCAATAAGTAACACACTTACATCTCCTTCAACTGCTGCAAGTTACGTTAAGTACTTTGATGCTGCAGCGTCAGGATATTATTCTGATAGAGCAGTAACTAGATGTATTAGAAGTAATTTAGATATTCTAAAAGGACAATTAGGTTTAGATACATTCTATACTAATATCACTGTTAACAATGGTATTAGAATACCTACTTACACATATGGAACTAGAGAATTACCAATTGGTTTAGGTGGTGGATTGAATGATTCCGATTACTTATATGGATTCGCAAGTGGTGCATATGCGGAATTAGAAAATATGACTGTTAATGAAGGTGAGATTGTTAACATCTATCAGAGATTACGATTTGATGCTGTGATAACAGATGGACCATTCTGGATAGGTGAGACTATTAGAAAGGTATCTGACAATGCTGTAAATGGAACTGTTCATGGATTATGGGAAGATGAGAACTACAGATACGTAGATGTGATAATGAATGCTGGTACATTTGCAGCTCTTGATATAGTTGAATCTGATAGAGCACAATTACCACCAACAGGACAGATTAGTGTAATTACAGATCGTATTCAAATTATAGACCTTAAGGGTACATTTGAGGCATCGGTTCCATTCAAGGCATACACTAGTGGTGCAACTGCTACCCCAACCGAATTCATACGTACAGAAGCTGCTGTACTTGATAATACAGGTGGTACTTTGACAGTTGATACTGAAACTCTATTAGGTTCATTTGAAACAACTTCTGTTGTTTATCCTGAAGTTTCTAGACAATATATTGAAGTTAGTAAGTTTGATGGTTTTGATATATCAGTTGGTGACAGAATCGCATCTGCTGGATATACACGCTTGGGTATTTCAATCATTAGTGGATTGAATGAATTTACCGTTGGTCAGAGACTTTATAAGGTTGTTGGTGGTATACAGGACTTTGATAATTACGCAATAATTTCTGAAGTTGATTTAGATAACAACTTCTTATATGTTGCTGATTTCCAAGGAACACCTCTTACAAATGGTGATCTCGTAGGTGATTATGGAGTAGGAAATAACTTCCCAGTTGGTTACGCATCTGTAACTACAAGGGTTGTCACACCTGGTGCTGGTTCAGCTTTAATTCAGGATATACGTGATAGTGGTACTCTTAAGAGAGTTTATCTAAGTGATATTAAAGGAACATTTGTTACTAAGGATGCCATTATCAGTGCTGATAATTATAAGGCAATCGTGGTGAATAAAGTTTCACTTCTCGCACGTGTTAAGAGAGCATTCAAGGGATTTGATGGAGTTCAAACTACATTTAAACTCTCTACTGGTAATGGTACTCAGTATCTACCAGATCCAGCTGGACATCTTCTTGTATTTGTTAATGGTATTCTTCAACCACCTGGTGCGTCTGCTGCTTATACAGCATTCTCTGATTCTATTCAGTTCACAGAACCACCAGATTTGGGTGCATCATTCACAGGATTCTACGTAGGTAAGTTGAGACAGTTGGATGATATTTCATTCGAGTTCGACTCCTTACGTCAGTCATTCAACCTCAAGCGTAATGATGTATTCTACTCACTAACGCTTACGGATGGTGTTCAGTCTACAACCATTAGACCTGAAAATAATATCATCGTTTCTCTTAACGGTGTTATTCAGGAACCAGGCGTTGGTTTTGAATTGGTTGGTTCACGTATCATCTTCTCTGAGATTCCTCGTGTAGGTTCCACATTTGTTGGATTCTCCTACGTTGGTTCTGAGGCAGACGTTGATGCTGCTGAAGTTATTCCACCTATCGAACCTGGTGACTTTATTGACATCCAAGGTGAGACATCAGATAGAGAGGTTGCTGTTATTGAGTCTTCAAACTCTCTAATTACATTCGACTATCTTGGTTCTGTATTTGGACAGAACGCACAAGCACAGGCAAATCTAACTTCAGGATTTATTGATAGTGTACAGGTTACTTCAGGGGGATCTGGATACACAAGTAGACCAAATGTTAGGGTTGATTCTATATCTGGTTTTGAAGGAGATATTAACGCACTAGTTGGTGTCGGTGGAGTTGTTATTAATAACCAAGGTACTGGATATCAGAACCCAGATATTGCAGTTGAAACTACTGTACCAGACGATTGGACTGCTCCTGACCTTTCACTATATGGTGAAGAGTTAGTAGACCCTGAAGTATTAACATAAATAACTAAAAAATTGTAGCGATAAATGGCTAAGCAATCACTAAATCTTGGTACGGTAGCTAATGACAACACGGGGGATACCCTCCGTGGTGGAGGCGACAAGATTAACGACAATTTCAATGAAATATATTCCGCAATTGGTAATGGTACTAATCTCCAACTTAGTGTCACAAACCCTGCTGTTGGTCAAGTTCTCCGCTATAATGGTAGTAATTTTTTACCATCAGATCTTACAACTTTAACATCAGGACTGGATGTAAATGGAAATTCTATCATATCCTCAAGTAATGGAAATATTGCTCTCGCTCCCAATGGAACAGGAGATGTTACTATCTCTGCTGGCGGTGTTACTGCTACTTTTGATGGTGCGACTGGAGACTTTGATTTCCCTACGAGAGTAGGTTACAAAAATGAATTTCCAGCATTAGGTAATGCACCTTCTGCTGCAGCTTATGGTGGATTCTTCTTTACTGTAGATGGTGATGATAATCCATATGTTAACATTAATATTACTACAGGTGGTGTTGGTGATGTAAGAGCAAAGTTAGCAACAGAGTATTCTAGTGTTGATTTATTAGCAGACGTTGATACAACTACTGTTGCTCCTACAAATAACCAAGTTCTTAAATGGGATTCAACTGCTGCTAAATGGAAACCAGGTGATGATGCTGCTGGAGTTAGTTCTGTAAACTTATTTGCTACTGTTGCTGGTGATACTGGATCTACAACTGCTAATAGTCAAGTTGATACATTAACAGTTGCTGGTGGAACTAATATAACAACAACAGTTGTTGGTGATACTTTAACAGTAGATTTTTCTGGAACTCTTACTACTACATTTGCCAATTTAACTGATACTGATGTTGGTGGTTTAGTACAAGGAGATTCATTATTTTATAATGGTACTAATTGGGTTGTTACACGCAGTCCTATTACTTGGTGGGAAGTGAATGCTAATGGTTCATCTGACTATACTATTGCTGGACCTGGATTTGCTAGTGCAACTGCAGACCCAACTCTTTCTGTTATGAAGGGTATGACATATGCTTTTGATAATACTGTCCAAGCATCTGCACACCCATTTAGAATACAGAGTAGTCAAGGTTTGAGTGGTAACCCATATACTGCTGGTCAAACTGGTAGTGGAACTGCTGTTCTTTATTGGACTGTTCCTATGGATGCTCCAGCTATTCTTTATTATCAGTGTACATTACACGCTGCTATGAATGGCGTAATCAACGTAATCGGTTAATAAAATATGGCAAGAACTGTTCCTGGAAGTGGTGCTGTAATTGAACCTATATTTGATGAAGTTTTTGGAGTTCGTGCAGTAAGAGTAGTTGAAGGAGGGGATTCATATTCTCAAGAGGATCCTCCACGTTTAACTATTACTGGTTGTGGCACTCCCGATCAGGAGGCATTACTGTATCCAATTATTGATGAAGAATCTGGTAAGATAATACATGTTAGAGTTTTAGAAAGAGGTAAAGGATACGATCCTTTAAGGTTACAAATAATTCCATCTCAGGATACTCCTAATGTTATTAGTTCATTTGATATTAATAGGATATGGCAAACTCATCCAAACTCTCCAACTGTAGGAACATTTAGTGCCAACTCAGATAGACTTACTATTACTTCTGATAATAGTCCTAAGCCTTCTATCATAGACCAAGAAAGAGAACCAGGTGGTCAGGATTACTTAATAGATAGAGCATTTAATCAAGAATTTATATTCAGGGGTGGTAAAGATGTACCAGATCCTGATACTAGAGAAGTACAATTAGATAAAGTTACTGGTATATTAGCAAACGGTGGATTACTTCATACACCAGAATGGGGTCCAGATGGAAATCCACCTCCAGGATTTACAATAGATGCTGTAAAACATACTCATATTAAAAATAGTAGTGTACATCATACTGTAGTTGATAACAACGTATATTATTATCAATCTAGTAAAACTGTTAATGAATTCTCTTCTAAAAACGGTGTTTTTGAGTGGGGTAAACAAGAACAATTTACTTGGAATATTAAGGTAGAGTTTGATAATGTAATGTTGGAAGTTGAAAATGTTGATCAAACTTTAGGTGTTGTTGAAGTTGGTAGAACAGTAGATGAAATTGGTGGTAATGGTAGAGGAGAAATTGCAAAGATTGTAAAGAATAATCTAGGAGTAATTACACATGTATATCTAAGAGATCTTAAAAATACATTTACTGAAGATGATGTACTTTTAGGTTCTACTGGTTTTAGTTTTAGAATTGCAGAACCAGTAACATATTTCCCTAATGGTATTTTTTATATTGATTTTGGTGCAGATGCTCATGAATTTGGTTCATTTGTTCCAGGTCAATATTACTTTTCTCCTGAAGATATTAAAGTTCAAAGAAATTATTTAATTAGATGGAATCAATCACATTCCAGTAATTCACCTGGAGATCATCATGTAGATAATCATCCAATGCAATTCAGTACTACACAGGATGGTTTATTAAATGGTGGGTCACTTTATTATAATAGTACAGGTGCAAGTGCAGCACCATCTACAGATTATGAAAATGAGTTAGAACCTTTATTCATAATGAATGAAGATGAGAATAGTCGTATTTACTATTATTGTAAGAATCACAGATATATGTCTGGTTATGAAGGTCATGAAGGATATATGGTTTTAAGTACAGAAATTGAAGATGAACATCCAGATAATGATTATTATATAACAGACTACTATGATGGTGGTGCTTCACCAGATTACAGTAGACATGCGGATGGACACTCTAAGATCTTAGGTATGTCTTATGATGGTTATCCAATTTATGGTCCTTATGGATATAATAGTAGTGGTTCAGTTGCAAGAGAAGTTAGTGGTTATAGATTAAAAACAGGTGCTGAAATAGCAGGTGCAAGACCACAAATTACTACACCAACAACTGTAACTTATGCAGTAACTCTTGCTAATGGTACTTACAATTTTGATGGCAGTCAGGTTTCATTCTTAAATCTCTTAAGAGGTAATACATATATCTTCCAGCAAAATGATGCATCGATGTTTAACAATCAGATGCTATTATCTACAACAGACGATGGATGGCATGTATCATCTACTCCTCAAGATTCATCATATTTGTATAATGGAGTTGGTATTAGTTATTGGATAGATGGATCTGAAGTAACGTATGCTGCATATAATGCTGGATTTAATGCAGCTTCTTCTAGAGAGATAAGATTTCTCGTTCCTGTAGACGCACCATTAGCATTATATTTCTTTGCTTATACATCTGCTGGAATAGGAACAAGAACTGTCCAAGATGGTTATGTAATGGGAGATCTAGTTGAAGATAATATTTGGGATAATCAAGGTACTCTTGATGAGTATAATGGTAGGTTTGCTGTAACTCCAGAATATCCAAATGGAACCTATGCTTACTTTATGACAGAGGATGGTTCAGGTAATCCTACCTATCCATATGTTATTGGTCCTAGATTTTATGGTAAAGCAGTATTTGAAGGAGACACTCTTCCACAGGCAGCAGACATTTTTCCAGGTGGAGCAGAAGGTGAAATTGTTTTAAGTACTGCAAATCCTGGACAGATTGATTATGTTAAGATGACCAAAATGGGAGATAATTATTTTGGTCCTGCAACAGCAAGAATTTTAGGTGGAGAAGGAACTGGTGCTACTGGTAGTCCTATAGTACAAACAGTTACTGGTCTTTCTTTAATGAATGGTGGTAGAGAGTATACATCTCCACCAACTCTTATCTTTGAAGGTGGTGGTGGACAAGGTGCTGAAGGTGCTGCATCTGTTGATACATTAGGACAAATTAAAAATATTTCTATAGTTGATGCTGGTGAATACTATGAAGAACCTCCTTATATTTTAATTACTGGTGGTGGAGGTATAGGAGCAAAAGCAGAAGCAAAAATTGCTCAAGGTTCTATTAGTGAAATAGTAGTTACAGACCCTGGTAGTGGATATATTAATCCACCATCAGTTATATTCACTAAACTTGTTAACCTTAAACGTAAGACTAGAGCAAGACAGGCATACAACTCAGGTGCTAATTATCTTACAGGTCTTGTTAAAGATGTTGCTCCATCAGATACAACGATATATGTTGATTCTACAGATGCATATCCTGGTTCTGGTACTATTATCCTTAATAAGGAAACAATCGCATATACAAATAAAGCTCCTGGTAAATTCTCAGGATTAACCAGAGGTGTAAACTTTAATTATGACCAAAGAGTTATTCTTGATATTGGGCAGAATAATCCTGATGGTTCATCAGCATATGAATTTAATGTAGGTGACAGAGTTATCAGAAAAGTTGAGAATGCTAGTAATAAGGTTGCTAAAGTTTATGACTTTAATAAATTCACAAGAGAACTTCTAGTTACATTTGAAGTTGATGAGTTAGCATTTATTGATGGTGGTAGACCATCAACTGAAGATGCTATTGTTCAGTTTGATGCTGGTGTTGCTAATAGTGCTCCTGGTGGATTTAACCCTCATGTTCTGTTAGATGACCTTGGAGGACCAGGTATTGTTACATTAACAGTTCCTATTGGTCTTATGATAGATAAGAAGTTTGAAGATAATGATGAATTAGATGGTGAAGGAGATGGTATTATAGATCTTGTTAATACTGGTACGACATTTGAAGACCAAATTAGTCTTGATGGTGGTATGTATTTTTCATTATATGGTATCGAAGAAACCCTTGGTGGACAAAATACAACTCTATTCCAAGTTGGTGACCAGATTAAAGATGCTGCTATTCCGTTTAAATATGCAACCATTAGTGCTGCAGGAACATTAACTGATGGTGTAGAACATGAGTCACTTGTTAACTTGTTCTTAGATCCTAATGTTTCAAATAATTTATCATTTGGTGTTAATGAAATTGTAACTGGTTCTGTTTCGGGTGTAAGAGGAACAGTTGTTTCTTGGGATCCTGTGAATAGTATTTTACAACTTAAAGATATAACTCCATATAATACTGGTGATGTTAATAAGGGTGTAAATGGTTACTTATATGAATTTTCATATAATACAACTGTAATAGATTTTGTAATTCAGAATCCAGGAACTAACTATACTGCACCACCAACATTAGTTGTTGAGGATATTGGTGATATCCAAGCAACAGGTACTATTAATATGACAACTGCTGGTGACCAAGTAAAAGATATTACTCTTACTAGTGGTGGATTTGGAATAGTACAAAGTGTTGATGGGTTTTATGCTCTTCATCCCACAGTAACATTTACCCCTGCTGCTGGTGATACCACTGGAACTGGGGCGGCTGCTCAGGCAATATTAGGTGGTGAAGATGCAGTTGGTAATAGTGGAGCGAGATATAGAATTAAACGAATCGAGTATTCAACTATAGTTCGTTCACAATAGACATAAATAAACAAGAGGACAATAGTCACTAGGAAATGGCAGCTCTATTAACTGATCAATTTAGGATTTTTTCAGCATTAAAATTTATTAAGGCTCTTGAAGGTCCAGACCCAACGCAATCCGATACGGATGCAGGTGCGACACGAGATCGTGTATACCTTTTTATAGGTAGACCACAATCTTGGGATAATGAAAACTCGCCTCCACAGGCAGTTGATTCATTCTCCGAATTTTCGGGTTCTTACGATGACATGATATCGTTGAAGAGAGTCCTCGCTTCTGATACTGTACAAGTTTCTCGTAGAATCGACTGGGTTTCCCCAGAACAAACTACTGGTGGACTAGGTTTCACCTATGACATGTATAGACATGACTATTCTCCAAGTAAGACTGCTGCTTCTGGTGCTACTAAACTATATGACTCTGATTTTTACGTTGTAAATTCCCAGTATCAAGTTTATAAGTGCATCTATAACGGTACTTCTCCTAGTGATCCTAACGGAAAACCTTCTACGGTTGAACCTACTGGTACATCTACCTCTATTGTTACGACTGGTGATGGTTACAGATGGAAGTATATGTATACTATCCCTGTTGCATCCGTTCTTAAGTTCTTCTCGAACGACTATATGCCTGTGTTCACCAATGATGCAGTTAAAACAAATGCTGTTGAAGGTGAAGTTGACACTGTAGTTATTAATGCTGCAGGTACAGGTTACAACAACGGTACTTACGATAATGTTTCTATTAACGGTGACGGTACTGGCGGTAGGGTTTCTATTGTTGTCGATGGAGGTAAAATTATTTCTGCTACTGTTACTAGTGGTGGTACTGGATATACCTTTGGTAAAATTTCTGTTGACAATATTACTGGTATTGGTACTGGTCAAGGTGGTCAGGTCGATGTAATCATCCCACCTCCAGGTGGTCATGGTAGTGACACTGTTATCGAACTTGGTGCATTCCGAGTTATGATTAACGCTAAACTATCATATGATGAAGGTGCTGGAGACTTCCCAGTTGATAACGATTACAGAAGAATTGGTTTAATATCCAATCCTCTTAAGTTTGGTACAACTGAGTTGATATCAGATCTTACAGTTTCTGCTACTAAAGCAGTTATATTCAATCCAACATTCCAAGGTAACTATGTCCCTGACGAAATTATCACTCAAACTAGAGTTGTTGGTGGTACAAACGTTACTGCACGTGGAAGGGTTATATCCTGGAATGCCACAACAAAAGTCTTGAAGTATTATCAAAATGAAATTGATGGTATCTTCCCAGAAGTTACTGGTACACAGAATGAGTTTGATGGTTCTAACGTTATAAGTGGAGCAACTTCGGGTGCAGCTGGTCAACCAGATGTAAACTTCCCTGCGGTTCCAAACTCTTCTTCTAGAACTATTAATAACACCGAGTATGACTTGGGTATGAGATTTAACTCTGGATATGCTAAACCAGAAATTAAGTCAAATAGCGGTCAGGTTGTTTACATAGATAATAGGAGAGCAATCAGTCGTGCAAACGACCAAGTAGAAGACATTAAAATCGTAATCGAGTTCTAAACGAATGGCACAAAATACTAACTTAAACGTAACACCGTATTACGACGACTTTGATAAGAGTAAGAACTTTTATCGAGTGCTGTTCCGTCCTGGATTCCCTATACAGGCAAGAGAACTTACGACTGCTCAATCTCTTATGCAGAATCAGATTGAGAATATGGGGTCGCATACATTTAAAGATGGTGCGATGGTCATACCTGGCCAGATTGGTTATGACAAATCAGTTGATTGTATATTACTCCAAGAAAGTTTCTTAGGTGCTGACGTAGAATCATACCGTAGTCAACTTGATGGTAAAATAATTACAGGTTTAACTTCTGGTGTTAAAGCACAAGTACTTTATAGTATATCTGCAACAGAGTCTGAGAAAGGTTATATTACAATATATCTAAAGTATATTGAATCTGGTGGTACAGCAAATAACCAAACTACTTTCTCAAATAACGAACAATTAGTCACTGAATCCGACATTACCTTTGGTAGTACTTTGATTGAGGTTGGTTCTCCATTCGCACAACTTCTACCTACTGCTTCAATTTTAAAAGGTTCTGTTGCTTATGTGCAACCTGGTGTTTATTTCATCAGAGGATTCTTTGTTGACGTACCCTATCAGTATATTCTTCTTGATCAATATGGAACCTCTCCAAAATATAGAATCGGACTCGAAATCCTTGAGTCAATTGTTACCCCAGAAGATGACTTATCACTCAATGATAACGCTGCAGGCACATCTAATTATGCTGCTCCTGGTGCTCACAGGTTCAGAATAACAACCAACTTAATTAAGAAATTACTTACAGATGATGCTGATAAAGACTTCATCGAATTACTTCGTATCAACGGTGATAAGATTGAAAAACTTGTTGACCGTACTGCTTTTGGTGAGTTAGAAAAATCATTAGCATTAAGAACATATGAAGAGTCTGGAGACTATGTTGTACAAGACTTCCAGATCTCTATGAGAGATAACTTAAATGATGGATTTAATAACGGTGTATATACTGCTGGAGAAACAACCAGTAGTGGATTTACTGCTGCAGAAAATCTTTATTCTATTGAGATAGGTCCAGGAACTGCATATGTTAGGGGTTATAGAATCAAAACTATGGCTCCAACCTATATTGATTTGGAGAAGCCTAGAGATACCAATTCACAACAGAATACTAATATAGGATTTACATTAGGTAACTATTCACATATTAGTAATTTGTATGGATTCCCTAATGTTTCTGGTTCTACTATTAGTAATGCATATCAGACTGTAGAATTGCATGATGAATTTACAGCAACTCCTGGTGATGCTCAAGGTAATATAATTGGATATGCTAGAGTTTCTTCATGTGAGTTTGTTCAGGATCCTAATAGTACATTTGGTGATGCAGATGATAGATATAAATTAAATCTATTTGATATACAGATGATTACTGTAGTTCAAATAGCTTCATCTAAATCTGTATCTCAAGGTTCAGTACTTACTGGTATGACATCAGGTGCTAAAGGATATATTATATCTGCTACCACTAGTGACCATTTCCAGTTATATCAAGTAGAAGGTACTTTCCAAAAAGGTGAATCATTACTTCTTGATGGTGAAGTATTAGATGCAATTAGTAATACACATGTATATCAATACTCTGATGCAAGACAACTTGTAGCAAGAGATGAAAATACTCAAGCAATAGAATTTACATCAGATCTTAGATTAGATGATGTTAAGATTGTTCAGGGTGCAACATTTACTTATGATGCTACTGGTGGTTCAGAAAAGATTACAGGTTTACAATCAAACTTTGCTGCTGACCTAAGACCAGGAGATAGAATATACTTCTCTGCAACAACATACGTTACTGTTGATTTTGTAACACCATCAGCTTTAGGTAGTGGTAATACTTTAAGTATTTTTGATTACTCAGCACAGACAGTTAATGTAACTCCTCCAGGTTCTAACTATCCTAGTGCAGGAACATATACAACTTTAATTCGTTATAGATCTAAGTTAATTGATACTCTAGATTCATCTCTATTGAGTCAAATGCCTAAGCCATACATTAAGAGTATCTCTGATGAATCAATGGTTTGTCGTAGAACATTTGATGCTCAGACTGTTGCATCAGATTCTGTATCAATTACTCTTCCAGAGAATGAACAGTTTGAAGCAATTACTAATGAGAACTACACATTAACAGTAATGGGTGGTACTAATGGTACTTATCCTATTGGTGATCAACTTCCAATTGATACAGCAAACTCTGGTGCTTTAGGATATACAACATTTACTTCTGCTGATAAAACAACTATCCAGATTGATAACCTAACAAATATTACATCTATTAAAGTAACAGCAACTGTTTCTAAGAACGTGACTGCTAGAAAGACAAAAGCAGCACAGAAGATGTTTGTTATGAAAGTTAATAAGACTATCTCTAATAAAGATAAGTTAAATTATGGATTAACATATTCAAACCTTTATGGTACAAGAATTGAGGATAGAGAACTTTCTCTTGGATTGATGGATGGATATAAGATTCATGCAATATACGAATCTTTAGACCAAGAAGATCCTATAATCCCATCTATTACATTAGTTGAACCAACTTTCTTTGCCACTGGTACTGTAGTTACAGGTAAGACATCCAAAGCAAGAGCAATGGTTGTTGACTTTAATACAAGTACTTTAAAATTAACTATCATATATCTTGATGGTAGTTTTGTATCTGGTGAAACAGTTGAGGGTATTGATAGTAATAACCTTGCTATTAGTGGTATTATTAATGATGCTGTTGGATCTATTGTTGAAGGTTCAAAAGTAATTACTGACAGATATGTTTTGGAGAATGGTCAAACTGATTTCTTCTATGGACCTTCTAAGTTAGTAAGAAGAAAGGGTTTTGCAACTCCGATTAGAAAATTAAAAATTGTATTAGATTATTATAGTCATTCTGCTACTGGAGATTACTTCGGTGGACAGTCTTACTTGAATACCGATTATAAGGATGTAACAATATATGGAGAGAAGTTCTTAGCAGATTACTTAGATTTCCGTCCAGGTTGTAAGAATCTTTATACAGGAACAGGATCAGTTTCTTCTCCAGCATTTGTAAACTGTTCTACATTTGACTTTAAGTCAAGAGTATTCCCAACTTCAGGAACACCATCTGCTACGTTATTTGATGTACCTAAAATCAATAGTAACTTTAAGTGTGATATTGATTGGTATCTAAGAAGGATTGATAAAATTTATATATTACCTAATGGTGAATTCCAAATAATTAAAGGTAAGTCTGCAGAGATTCCACTTGAACCAGAAGGTTTACAAGATGGTATGCAGTTAGCAGTCTTAAGACACAAGCCTTATGGATTTGAACCTGCTGATGATGTAACTATTATTAAGTCTGATAATAAGAGATTTACTATGAGAGATATCGGGGCTATTGAAAAACGCCTTGGTAGTGTTGAGTATTATACTTCTCTTAATATGTTAGAGACTGATACATTCAACGTTGAGATAACTGATGCTTCTGGTAAGAATCGTTTAAAGAATGGATTCATTGTAGATGACTTTACAGATCATTCTAAGTCTCTTACTAAGTCACAAGACTGGGCTGCATCATTAGATTTCTCATATGGTCTTTGCCGTCCTTCTCACTATACAACAAACGTTTCTTTGGTTGTTAATGATTCATTATCTCAGAACTATCAGAAGACTGGTCCTATTATAACATTACCTTATGAAGAGGAACCATTAATTATACAACCATATGCTTCAAGAGTTGAGAATGTAAACCCATTCAACGTCTTTGCTTATATTGGACGTATTGATTTAACTCCAGCATCTGATGATTGGGTTGAAACAAACAGAGTACCACAGAATGTACAGAACTTAGAAGGTGATTTTGAGGCAACTGCTGCTAGCTTTAATGTTGACCAAAATGGTTTTGCACCAACACAATGGGGTAGTTGGCAGACTACTTGGACTGGAGAGCAGACAACAAGAACAGGACGTTGGAATTCAGGACAACCTAACAGAATGCCAGGTGGTTGGGGTCGTGCCGTTCTTGAAGGTATACGTGTTGAGTCTGTAACCAATCAAACAAGATCTGGTATTAGAACAAGAGTTGTACCTAGAATTGATAGAGTTAGTGCTGGTGATTCAGTTCTTTCATCTACATCTATTCCTTGGATTCGTTCTAGAAATGTTGATTGTAATGTTGTTCGTATGAAGCCAAGAACTTCATTCTTCGCATTCTTTGATGGACAGAGAGTTGATGCTTATTTAACACCCAAAATTATTGAGGTTATTAAGGATTCTACTACTGACTCCAGAACAAACTCTACACCATTTGTTGAAGGTGAAACTGTAACTGGTTTGACTAGTGGGTGTAAGTTACAAGTTGCTGCACCTAATGATTACTTTGTATATAATCCTTATGATGATACGGAACTTCCATCATCATATGCATCAACAACTAACTTTATTAACGTTAATACAGAGTCTCTTGCTGCTCAAGCTGTAGGTGAATACTTTGGTAACGTTCAAGTTGGAGAAGTACTGGAAGGTGCTTCAGGTGCTAGAGCAGTTGTTAAAGACCGTAGATGTATTTCAGACAGAAGAGGACAGTATAGAGCATCATTCTTTATACCTGATGCTGGAATTGATACCAATCCTCGTTGGGCTACTGGTACAAGATTATTAAGATTTACTACTAATGAAGATGATTCTAGACTTCCAGGAACTGTAGATTCTGCTGCACAGGTAGAGTATAGGTCAACTGGTTCTTTGAATACAGTTCAAGAAGTTATTCTCTCTATTAGAAATGCAGAGGTTACTCAAGATACTCAAACTCAAAGTCAAAGTATTACTACAACTATTAGAGATGAGACTCGTCAGGTTGGTTGGTGGGATCCACTAGCACAATCATTCTTGGTTGATGAAGAAGGTGGTACATTTATTACTTCAGTTGATATCTACTTCTCTAGTAAGGATGTTAATATTCCTATCTCTATGCAAGTTAGAACTATGGAGAATGGATATCCTACAACTACGATTCTTCCTTTCTCTGATACAACACTAACTCCAGAACAAGTACAGATCTCTGAGACAGGTGCTGTTGCAACTAGATTTACATTTAGAGCACCAGTTTATATTCCTCAATCTCAAGAGCATTGTTTTGTTCTATTCTCTGATTCCAATACATATAAAGTTTGGATTTCTAGAATGGGTGAATTGGATGTTACTGGAGACAGAACTATATCTGAACAGCCTTATGCTGGTGTTCTATTCAAGTCACAGAACGCAACAACGTGGACTGCTGACCAATACGAAGATATGAAGTTCATTGTAAACAGAGCAGTATTTAATACATCTGTTGCTTCAAGAGTTACTTTAAATAATGCTCCATTGGATAGAGGTAATAGAGGTAAGATTATATTACAACCTGATGCGATTCAAACATTCCAACCTGAATTGCAGTTGGTTATGAACTCTACAACATTACCATTTACTGCTGGTGCTCGTGTTTATCAGAAGACAACATTAGCAGAAGGTACTGTTAAGGCAGTTGCTTCTAGTGCTGGTGGTGTTCTTTTAACAATTAACGATATTTCAGGAACATGGTCTGCTGGTTCTAATACTGGTGGTGTTATTTCTAATAGGTTGGTATCATCTAAGACACTTGCTACTATGACTGTAACAGGTGCATCTGGTGACTTCAGTGTTGGTGAGACAATTACTGGTAACTCAGCAACATCTCCTACTGCAGAAGTTGTTACTTGGACTCCAGGAACTAATACACTTACACTTAAGTATGTTTCTACTGACTTTACTGCATCTACTGAGACTATCACAGGTGGTGAATCTTCTGTAACTGCAACAGTTAATGCTGTAAACTATAGTGGTGACGTTATTGAAGCTGGTGCTGTTAGTGATGCATATCCTTCAACATCTCCAACATATACAAGTGCTCAGAGAAAGGTTAAAGTATTCCATTCAAATCATGGAATGCATGATAATGACAATAATGTAACTCTTGCTGATATTGCTTCAGAAGTTTCTACAACATATCTAACGTCATCTATATCTGCTGCTGATACAAGTATTCAAGTTAATGATGGTACTGCATTCCATACTATCATTAATGGTGGTACTGTTGGAACAGCAAATGTTGGTTATATTAAAATTGATGATGAGATTATTTCATACTCTGCTATTAGTGGTGATGGTAAAACTATTACTGCTTACGAAAGAGGTGTAGATGGAACTACTGCTGTTACTCATAGTGATGATAGTACAGTACATTGCTACAACTTAGATGGTATACCATTACCAGAATTGAATAAAACTCATGCTGCAATTCTATCACCATCATTAGATTCTTATGAATTAACAACAAACTCAATTGCTAGATTAGGAATTAAATCTGGTGGTAATCATATTGAAGCATCTCAGAATATTCAGTATGAAGTTTTGACACCACAAATTCAAAAACTTATATTACCTAAGACTTCAGTAGATGGTACAGTTAATACTATTAGTGGAACATCTATTGGAGATGGTCAAGCACTATCACAAAATTCATTCTCAAATACAGGTGAGTTTTTTGATGTAGTATTAAATGACTATAATGAGTTCTTATCTCCACAATTGATATGTTCACAGATTAATGAATCTGCTGAGTTGTCAGGTTCTAAGTCATTTAGATTAGATCTAACACTTAAGAGTGAAAAGGAAAATGTATCACCTATAATTGATACAGATAGGATGTCTATTATTCTAACATCTAATAGAATTAATAGTCCAACTAATATTAATTCTGCATTATTACCAGTTGGTGATGAGCATGAAGCGGTTTACATTACTAAGATTGCTACTCTTACCAATCCATCTGGTGCTATTAAATTAATGTTTAGTGCTACCCGACCACCAGATACACATATCAAGCCTCTATATAGAGTGCTACCTGCAGGTTCTACTGATAACATAGAGACTTTAGGATGGGAATTCTTCCCTACTGGCAGTGATTCCGTAATTCCAGCAACTACTGATGAAGAAGTTTATAGAGATTATGGATATGAAGTTAGTGGATTAGACTTTACACAGTATCAAATTAAGATATTGTTTGTATCTCAAAACCAAGCTAGTGTACCTAAGATAATGGATCTACGAGCAATTGCTCTTGCAGTATAATGGGTTATTTACCTATCAAAGATAAGGACGGGTGGTGGAAAGACACCACCTCTGGATGTATTGAGTCTGCTGATAAGGCAGCGTATGATAAGTATATGAAAGCTTATTATGATGAACAGAGGAAAAGGGGTGAGCAGATAGCTTTACAAAATGAGGTTTCTGAGTTAAAATCAGAGATGAGTGAAATCAAAACACTTTTACTAACGTTAGTTCAAGACAAAAAATGACAGATGATGCAACAGCACCTGTAGAAAAGGTGTCCCAAGAAGCGATGTTAGCACAGTTTCAAGAACGGTTTAACAATACCGTTAAAGAAAATGAAGAGCTAGCAAAGAAAATAAAAGAGAATGAAATAGTAGCACTAAAGCTTCAAGGTGCTATAGAGGCACTTCAATATTATCAAGAAGAACCTCCAAAGGAAGTTGATAACGTAACAACTGAAGAATAAAGAAGGGGGATTAAATTCCCCCTTTTTAATGACATAAATAACTTGGAAGCATGTTTTATAGAGTTGTTCCAATAAAATGGCAAATAGAATACAGTTAAGAAGAGGTGGTGCTCAGGAATGGGCAAACTCAAACCCTACATTGGCACAAGGTGAATTAGGGATAGAATTAGACACTGGTCGATTTAAAATCGGAGATGGCGTTTCAGCGTGGAACTCTTTAAGGTATGAGAGACCAGTTGAGTCAACATCAAATACTGCAAACACATTGGTTCAAAGGGATGCTGATGGTAATTTTGCTGCAGCAACTATTACATCAACTCTAATTGGTAATGCTTCTACTGCTACACGACTTGCTTCAACACGTCAGATTCAACTCTCTGATGACGTTCAAGGTTCTGGTGTATTTGATGGTTCTTCTAACTTAAACCTAGTAACATCATTAGAACTTGTTACAACATTACCTCATTATGATGGTACATCAACATCCACAGGAACTTATACTAAGGTAACTATAGATGCTAAAGGTAGGGTTAGTAATGCTTCAAATCCAACAACACTTGCTGCATATGGTCTAGATGGTACTGTAGAAGGTTCTTCTGCTATGCCTTACGATGGTGACCTTGCTGCAATTGCTGGTATTACTACAACTGGATTGATTGCTAGAACTTCTGCCAATGTGATGGCAACTAGAACTCTTCAGGGTAGTACTTCAAGAATTGCTATTTCAGATGGTAGTGGTATAGGTGGAAACCCAACAATTGATTTGATAACAACTGCTGTTACTCCTGCTGATTATAATACTCCATCACTTACCTCAGTAGCTGGTTCACAGACAGTTAATACAACCACTTATACGGTTGATGATTATGGTAGATTAACAGCATCTGCTGATGCTCCTATTGCAACTGCTGTAGAGGGAACTGAAGCACTAGCATATGATGCTGCTACTGTCTATGTTCGTGATGATAAAATTACTAATGGTGGTAATCTCTATCAAGCAATATTAGGAATTGCTGCTGGACAAGGAGCACCTACACACACTGATGCTACTGATGCTGGATCTTGGAGATACTTAGCTGCTGTTAACACAAAGCAGAAAGGACTTGCATCATTTGCACAAGAAGATTTTGATGTTGCAGCAACAGGTCATGTTAGTATTGCTGCTAATTCTGTTGACAATAGTCAACTACAAAATAAACGTATCGGTTTTGCTGATGGGAATACTGTAGAGAACTTTGATTTAGATCAAGAACTCACAGCAACAACTGGGTACAGAGGTTTTAACTACTTAAACTATGTTAAAGTCAACGATACTTCAGGCAATCTTTTATTCGGTGCTAATAATACTGGTGACAGTGGTGCTGGTGAAGTTGATATTAATGTAAGACAATATTGGTCAGACCCTGACATCACTCTGGATGGAGGAGTTAATCAAACTATAGACAAGACTGGTGATGGTAATTTAACTATACAGTCTACACAAGATTCTGCATCTAATAGATTAGTAAGTATTTTTGCAACTAACTTAGGTGCTGGTGAAAGTCATGTAATCATTGGTGCAGAAGATAAAGTTAGTATTGCTGCTAATGATGCTAATGGTAAAGTTTGGGTAGAGAACATGAGGTTCCAAGGGAACTACATGGGTGGTACTGGTGATATATTAATCGACCCTAATGATGATAGAGATATTACTGGACTGGTAACTATAAGAGGTAATTTACAAGTTGATGGAACGACTACAACAGTTAATTCAACCGTTACTACGTTGGATGATCCTATTATCACTCTTGGTGGTGATACTGCTCCAGCTTCAGATGACAGCAAAGACAGAGGAGTTGAATTCAGATATTACGACTCTTCGGCAAAGGTTGGATTCTTTGGTTACGACGATTCGGCCAACGATCTTGGAGGACATTCAGGAGCGTTCACCTTCCTCTACGATGCCACAAATACCTCAGAGGTATTCGCTGGAACAGATGCTGGACTCATTGCTGGAAATTTAAAACTAACAACTAATACTAACTCAACATCTAATACTACTGGAGACTTGGTAGTTGCTGGTGGTGCTGGTATTGGAGATGATGTTAATATCGGTGGTTCAGTAGATATAGATACAAACCTTGTTACTCACGGTACAGGTCGTTTTAATGACAGTGTTACTATTCAAGGTGCATCTAAGACACTTCAATTAAACAATGGTAGTGGAACTACTAGAGTAGAACTACAATCAACAACTGGTAATGCATCATTCTATGGTGTTGTTGATATAACTAACAATCTTAATATTAATTCTAACAAGTTTAATGTTGTAGCAGCATCTGGTAACACTGCTATTGCTGGTACTTTAGATGTATCTGATGCTACTACTATTAAAGCGGATGGTAAGTTCTTCAAGATTCAAACTGCTGCTGCTGTAGATAAGTTTACAGTTGATACAGATAATGGTGATACTAACAGTGAAGGTAAATTAAATGTTGCTGACCTAGTACATCTTGAGTCTACAGATAATCCTGATATTGTATCAGGTGCTCCACATACAATCCAGAATACTGACTACGGTGCATTGAGAGTAGATGGTGGTGGATACTTTGATAAGGATGTATTGTTCAACGGTGACATCTATCTGAATGGTGACTTTAACCAGCAAGAAGATGCAACTGAGAACTACGGTTTAAGGAACTACCTATCTGTCAGATATAAACTACGTGCTGGTTCTGTTGCTGCATACACACCAAGTTATTCAAACCATAACACTTCTAACTTAAGAGTCTTTGGTGGTGCTGGTGTTAACACAACACTACACGTTGGTGGTACTGGTTCTGGAGAAGGTTTATTTGTAGGTAAGAAAAACTCTGGAGACTCAGTTAAGTTTAGTGTTTTCGGTGCTACAGGTAACACTGATATTCAAGGTACACTTGACGTTGCTGGTAATACAGAAATTAATGGTACTCTTGATGTTGATGCAAACTTTGCTGTTCGTTCTGGTACTACTGATAAGTTTACTGTTGCTTCTACTAGTGGTAACACAGTTATTGAAGGTACACTTAATACTAAGGATGCTGCTGACTTCGATACTACACTTAATGTTGATGGTGCAGCAACCTTTGGTGATGATGTAACGTTCCAAGATAACAATAAGATATTCAAAATCAAGAATGGTTTTGGTTCAGATTGCTTTACTGTTGATTATGATTATGGTGACACTACCATAATGAGAGACTTGACTGTAGGTTCTGTAGGTAATAGAACTACTACAGAGTTTATAGGTCGTGTTAAAATTGGTGGTAATCTAACTAACGACTATTTCCAAGTTAATGACACAAGTGGGAATATGGCATTCTTTATCAATATGAATGACAAGAATGCAAGTCTATTTGGAAATACATCTTGTCAAGGTGGACTTGGAGTCGGTACTTCATTTACTGTTGACCCAGTATCAAACTTTGATAACACTACACAACAAACCATATCAGGTTCCTTCAGCATGGATGGTGCTGTAAGACTTGATGGTGGTCTTGGTGTTACTAAGCAAACTGCTTTTGGTGGTGATGTAAGATGTTATACAGATCTTATAGTAACTCAGAATTGTGATTTTAATGGTGATGCTGATATTGCTGGTATAACAAATATTAGTAGTACTCAGGATGCAGCTGCATTAAATTCTACATCTTGTGCTCTTAAATCTCAAGGTGGTTTAACTGTTCAGAAGAAAACTTGGATTGGTGGAGACTTTACAGTTTACGATTCAGGTAACGGAAGAAATGCATTTAAGATAACCAATTCTACTGGTGATGCAACATTACATAATGACCTTACTGTTGGTGGTAATTTAATTGTTAATGGTACAACTACTACTGTCAATTCTACAGTAACAACTCTAGATGATCCTATCATAACTCTTGGTGGAGACACTGCACCTTCAAGTGATGATGCTAAAGACCGTGGTGTTGAGTTCCGCTATTATGATAGTTCTGCTAAGATTGGTTTCTTTGGATTTGATAACTCATCAAACCAGTTTGCATTCTTAATAGATGCAACAAATAATTCTGAAGTACATGCTGGTACAGACGGTGCTCTTAGAGCTGGTTCTTTAAATCTTACTGGTGCTGGTACTGCACTTGATGTTGATAACAATGCAAATATTGATGGTACTCTAACAGTTGATGGGCAGATAATTTCTCAACTTGCTGATGGTACTGCTCCATTTGTTATTACATCTACAACTAAAGTTAATAATCTAAACGTTGACCGTTTGGATAATATGACAACTGCAAGTGCTAATACAGTATCTACAGTTGTTAATCGTGATGCTTCTGGAGACTTTGCTGCTAATCAAATTACTGCTGCTAGTGCTGCAGGTGCTGGTGCTGGATTCTTAGGTAACGCAACTTCTGCTGATGCTTGGAAGACTGCTAGAGTATTAACACTTGATGGTGTAGTTGATGGTAATGTATCCATTGATGGTTCTGCTGCTGTTACATTAACAACAACATTTAATGATACAGATATATCTGCACTTGCTGCACAGTCTGGTACTGGTTATGTTGTAAGGACAGGAAATGGTACATATTCACAACGTACTCTACAGGTCACAGCATCCTCTGGAATCACTCTTACCAACGCAGATGGTGTATCAGGTGATACAACGATTAACGTTGCTTCAGCGTCCACTAACGCATCAAACAACCTTGTTCTACGTGATGGTTCTGGTAACTTTGCTGCTAATGTAATTACAGCATCACTCACGGGAGATGTTACGGGTAACCTAGTTGCTGCAACTTCTACTGCTAAAGATTTAAATCCAGCTGCTGATAGCACATATGACTTAGGTACATCTTCTGTTAGATGGCAAGGAATATTTGCAGATGCTGCAAACATAACTGCTATTACTGGTGACCTTACAGGTACAGCAGACATAGCAACAACAGTTACAGTTGCTGATGAGCAGACTGATACAACTTGCAACATACTGTTTGCAACAGCTGCAACTGGTAATCTAGGAGTTAAGAGTAGATCTACTCTCACCTTTAATGCTGCTAACGGAAGAGTTACTGCACCTAGTTTTGGTGGAGCATTTATTGGTAATGCTGATACAGCAACAAAATTATATGCAACTAAAAATATTGGTGGTGTTGCATTTGATGGTTCAGCAAATATAGATCTTGCTGGTGTTAATATTGCTGGTACTCAGGATACATCTGGTAATGCTGCTACTGCTACTGCCTTAGCTGCTTCAGTTAATATTGGTGGAGTTGCATTTGATGGTACTGCATCAATCAATCTTCCAGGTGTTAATACAGCAGGTAACCAAGATACATCTGGTAATGCTGGTTCTGCAACACAGGTAGCAAACCTCAATAACCATGATACTGCTGATTTAACAGAAGGTACAAATCTCTATTACACAGAAGCAAGAGTACAAGCAAAACTTGATAATGCTTTTGAACAACTCAGTGCAATGCTTAACAACCTTGCAACTTCAACTACTTTAACATTGAATCTATCTGGAGACCCAACACCAGGTTCTGTTACAACTCTTGGTTCTATTACTAACAGTGGTCTTGGAGGATATTCTAATGCTACTGGAGTGGCAACAACTGGTGGTACTGGTTCTGGATTAACTGTTAACACTACTGTTGATGGAAACGGTGCTATTACAGGTCTTGCACTTAATGCTGCTGGTAGTGACTACTTAATATCTGACACACTAACAATAACTAACCCAAATCTAGGTGGTGTTTCTGCTCTTAACTTGGGTACATTGGCTGGTGGTACTGGATACACTACAGCAACTGGTGTTGCTACAACATCATCTGGTTCAGGATCAGGTGCTACACTTAACATCACAGCATCTGGTGGAGCAATCATTAACGTTGCTGTTAATAATGCTGGTTCTGGATATGCAATTGGTGAGACACTAGAAATTGTTAACGCTAACGCTACTGGTGTTAAGACTTTTGCTGGAAGTGGAGGTGGTACAGGTTATTCTGCTGGAACTGGTATTACAACATCTTCATCTGGATCAGGAACTGGATTAACTGTTGATATTACAGTTTCTGCTGGTGTTGTTACTGGAGTTACCGTCAATGATGATGGTTCTGGTTATGCTGCAAGTGAGACTATAACTATTACCAATGCTAACGCAACTGGAGTTAATACTCTTGGTTCCATCAGTGCTGCTGGTACTGGATATACTGAGGGTACATTCAACAACGTTGCTACAACCTCATCTGGTTCTGGTACAGGATTAACACTTAACATCACTGTTGATGCAAGTGGAAATGTTACTGCTGCTACAATTAACACAGATGGATCTGGTTATGCAAACTCAGAAGTTATAACTATAGCAGGTGGTAATGGTGATGCACAGACTTCTGTATCTGCTATTCATGGAAATGGAGCTCAAGTACAGGTTTCTGCAATACACGGTAATGGTTCTTCATTAGACACTGCTGCCGTATTTACTAACGCAACCTTCGCACTATCGGATATCGCAACGATGGAAGTTGGTGCAACTGTTACAGGTGGTACTTCAGGTTCGACTGCTGTTATCACTGCTCTAGGTGCTACTTCAGTCACCGTTGATAATGTTGACGGATTCTTCAAGAAGGGAGAAACCGTTGGTGCTAATGATGTTACTAATTTGACTATCCAATCATTCGCTTAAGATAAATGTCAGCTACAAGACCAGCAACTAAAACTGAATTGAAGGATTATGCTCTTCGCAGGTTAGGATATCCTACGATAGATATTAACGTTGCCACTGAGCAATTGGATGATTTAGTTGAAGAAGCAATTGATTACTATCAAGAGTATCATTATAATGGAAGCTATCAAGCTTGGATGAAGATAGAAGTTACTGATGCAATTAAAACTGCTGCAAAATCAGAAACTCAACAAGGTTCTACTGCTTGGTATGGTGTTAATAACTATGTTTCTACACCACCTGGAATGCTAGGTATCAATCATGTGTACACAAACATTGGTGCATCTAGTATAGTTCCTGGTAACATATTCAATATTAAGTATCAGATCTTTTTGAATGATATCTATGCTATGACTCATGGCCAGATATTACATTATTATATGACTTCTCAGTATCTTGAGACTTTAGATTGGGTAACCAATTCTCAACAAAATCGTAGAATTAAATGGAATGAACATGGTGGTAAGTTAAGTCTTGATTTTGATTGGGATGATATTACTACTGGTGATTATATTATGGTTGATTGCACTATGCGTCAAGACCCAGATGAAAATACAGGAATATATAATGACAACTGGTTGAAAGATTATGTGGAAGCACTCTTCCAACAACAGTGGGGTCGTAACTTAAGTAAGTATGATGGCATTCAAATGCTAGGTGGTGTTACACTTAATGGTCGTCAGATCCTTGAAGATGCATCCACGTTTAAATCAGACATGGAGAAAGAACTCCGTGATCGTTATGAACTTCCACCTATAGATTTAATAGGTTAATATGGCATATTCAAATTCACCAGCACAGGATTATGTACAGTCTGACTATACTAATTCTGCTAGATTAAACATTAATGGTTCTGCTCAAGAGCAGAAGTTCATGGAAAACCTAGTTGTAGAAAGCATTGAAATTTACGGGCAAGATATTTACTACGTGCCGAGAACTATTGTCAACCGTGATAACGTCTTCGGAGAGGACTCTGATGGCAAATTTGAAAGTGCCAAAGCGATTCGTGCCTATGTCAATAATGTTGAAGGATGGGAAGGACAAGGCGAACTTCTTACGAAGTTTGGAATCCGCATCGAGGATAAGACAACATTTATATTCTCCCGTGAAAAATTTAAAGAAAAGGTTGATGACTCGACTGTACTCAATGTCGAAGGAAGACCCAACGAAGGGGATTTAATTTGGTTCCCTATAACAAAACATTTATTTGAAATTAAGTTTGTAGAAGTCGAACGTCCTTTCTACCAGTTAGGTAAAGGGTATGTTTGGGAATGTCAGTGTGAACTCTTCGAGTACAGCGACGAGGAGATTGATACTGGTCTTGCTGAACTTGATGCTATTGAGACTAACTTTGCTAATGCTATTACAGTTGGTCTCGTAGCTGGTGGTACTGGAGACTTTACTGTTGGGGAAACTGTTACTGGAGGAACATCAAATGTTACGGCTGAGGTTAAGTCTTGGGATTCTGCTACTAGGACTCTCATCGTTATCAACCGTTCTGGTACATTCACTGTACCAGAAACACTTACAGGAGGTACATCTAGTGCATCTTGGACAACTGCTACATATAATACAATAGATAATAAAAATATCGAGTACGATCAAAACAACGACTTTGAGACTGCTGATAACGATATCATAGACTTCTCCGAGGCAAACCCATTCGGAACAGTCGGAAGCTCAACTGATGTATCAATCTAATGTTAGGAACTTATTCATACAATGAAATCTTTCGTAAGACCATCGTGGCTTTCGGAACGTTATTTAATAACATTGAAATTCGTCGCTCAGATGAAGTGATGAAAGTACCTTTGGCATATGGTCCAAAGCAAAAATTTTTAGCAAGGTTGGACCAAAACCCAGATCCAACTAATAAGAGAGTTCAGATAACTTTACCTAGACTTTCATTTGAAATTAATAGTGTGGGTTATGATCCTAGTAGAAAGGTATCACCAACTCAGAAGATTAAATTTAAAAAGGATGTAAATGAAAACAAGAATGCTTTCATGCCAGTCCCTTATAATATTGGGTTTGAATTAGCAATTATATCAAAAAATCAAGATGACGGATTACAGATCATTGAACAGATTCTTCCGTACTTTCAACCTCATTATAATCTCTCGGTTAAATTACAAACAACCATAGGAGAAACAAAAGATGTTCCTATAGTTTTACAGAACATTGATTATGAGGATGATTACGAAGGAGATTTCGCACAACGTAGAGCAATTATATACACTCTAACATTTACTGCAAAGACTTATCTATACGGTCCTATTACAGACAGCAAGGTTATCAAAAAGGCTATTACAGATACTTACAGTTCTGTCAATACAACTACAGCACCAAGAGAACGCAGATATACAGTTACACCTGAAGCATTAACAGATCAGGATGGAGTAGGAGTTACTACTCTTACTGCTGCAATGGATATTAATGATGGAATTATATCTGTTGCTAGTGTAGCAGCTTTCGCACAAGGAGATGACATTCAGATTGGAACTGAGGTAATGCATGTCAATAGAGTTGTTGGTAGTACCTTACATGTCGGTAGAGGATGGAATGGTTCAACGATTGTTGGACATGCAAACGGTTCAGCTATTCTGAAGATAGATGAAGATGATGCAGCATTACTAGATTCAAGCGATGACTTTGGATTTGGTGAATTATATTCTGAGTTTACAGATCAGAAGAAACGCAATCCTATTAGCGGTCAAGATGAGGCAATTTAATTATGAGTTTTGAAGGATTGGAAAAAGCTTTTGGTGATGAACCCTCAGAACTAGAAAAGCATGTAGAAGAAACCAAAGCAATTAAAAAGAAAACTGAAGCTCCTGATATACAACAGGACTATGAGATTTCTCGTGCTCAACTACATAACTTAGTAATGAAAGGACAGGAGGCTGTAGATGGTATACTTGATGTGGCACGAGCATCAGATCATCCTCGTGCTTATGAAGTTGCTGCAACAACAATTAAAGCAGTCGGAGATGTAACAGATAAATTGATAGATCTCCAAGGTAAGATGAAAGAATTAGATAAGGAAGAAAAGAGGGGTCCAACAAATGTCACCAATGCTATGTTTGTTGGTAGTACTGCAGAGCTTCAAAAGATGTTGAAGAATATAAATAAAGGTGAATCTACATAGACACGACAATGACAGTTCTTAATGTATTAAGTACTAATTCAGTAGCTGCTGGTGCTTCTGAATATCAAACAGTACAAACAGGATATTATAGAGTTGGTTCTACAGCAGGTGCTGCTACAGTTTCATTCAATGATGGACCTGCAATAACTCTAGTACAAAATGAATTTATTCTTATCAAAGGTAGTAAACCTGGTCAAGCAAAGATTGTAAAGGCTACTGCTGATGCAACTACTGATTATTATGTTGGTGAGCACGTTCAAGATACATCTAGCAATCATCCATTTTCTGTAGGAGATTATATTGCTGTAGTTGATGATGGCACAGACGCTGCTATTAATGCTGCTTTCTTATCTGCTGGTACTGTTGGTAAAAAGATAACTGCTGACAATGGTTTGGGTATGTTATCTACAGATATTGATTCATCTTCTACCACTACTTACACTTGGTCATCAGGTAGTAAAGCAAGAATTCAACGTGCTGTTAAAATTACTGCAGCAACTAGTGCAGTTATAATAGAAGAAGTACAAGTAGTCGGAGGCTAAAATGCCAGCCGTTAACCAAGAAGCAGAACGTATAGTTAGAGGGATGAAGAATAAAAGTGCTCATCGCTTTAAGAAACTATATGGTAAACGTGACAAGGAGGTCATGTATGCTACGGCAAATAAGTTAGCACAAGAAGCACAATTAAAGGTTATGTATTATAAAGATTTTATCAACATAGTTGAGGGCAACCCAACAACCAGAATGTTAACTAAGTCTAAGACTAAAGTTACTGGTAATATATCTGCTGACCGTGGTGGTGATGAGAAAAAGAATCGTGAGAAAAGAAAGGGTCTTGAGAAAGATCTAAAGAAGAAAGGTATAGGGTATAAGAAAGGTGTTGGTGAATACAAGTATAAGAGTGATGATGGAAAGGAAGGTACTGGTAGAGAAGTCTCTTACCAAACTTCCAAACCTGATAAGATGTCAAAACGTAAGTTTGGTAAAACAATGCGTCGTCTTGGCAGAAAGCACGGTCAAGAATCAGTAATCACAAAGGACAAGAGTAAGCCAGCAAGGTTGCATGATACCCAATCTAAGAAACCTGGAAAGTCAATTAACATAGGAAAATCTGCTGCAGGTAAACATCCTAAAGGAGATGGTGAGACTTCAGGTACTAAGGTAAGAAGTGGTAAATTAGGAAAGACTAACAAGGCATCATACCATTATAAGTGATCCCACACTTATTGCGTATTTGTACTTATATGCTACAATAAATATAAGTACATTAGGGATTGAAAAATCATGCCCCTGTCACACTATACCGTAGGGTATCATGATGCAGAACAGCATCATCACGAAATATGCGAGTACGCTAC